ACACGCCCCCGCCGAGACTTCGCCGCCGAGGAGGCCAGCCGCACACGGGCCCAAGTCAAGCTGTGGCTCGCCGTGGACGGGCTGGCCGCCGTGGACGAGCTGGCCGCCGCCCTCGCCGTGGACCGCGGCGCCGCCGTGGTGGCCGCCTGTCGAGCCGCGCTGGCGACCCTGGCCGGCGACGCGAGCGGAGCCCGGGTGGCCCTGGACGGGGCGCCCGCGCTGGTGGCCAAGGTCGGGAGGAAGCCGAAAACGGCTGCGAAGAAAGAAAAGTAACAGGCCCTGTCGATTGTCTCTTGCGCTAAGAGACAACTGGGCACATACTCTGAACATCAAACGGCGAGGCCCGGACGGTGACGCAAACACCACCCGGGCCCTATGTCCCACCCCAACCGACTGGAGCAAGACCATGACCCTCTCTACCACGACCCCCGCCACCGAGACCACCCCCGCCTTCACCGTCACCGTGCTCAACGCCAGCGGCAACGAGACCGCCTTCCTGTCCCTGTCGGTGCGCATCCCCGAGACCGCCGCCCCGCTGGTCCTGAACGACGAGGGCGAGGAGGAGCGCGACCACGGTAACGCCGACTGGCCCACGGACGAGGAGATCGTGGCCGAGGTCAAGCGCATCACCGGCCGTGACGTGGTGCTGGGCGCGTACGGCGACGGCGACGACCTGCTGGAAGTCACCTACTGCGCCACCGACCGCGAGACCCCGGAGACCATCGCCGACCGCGTGGGCCGCGAGTGGGGCGAGGAGATGGTGGGCCAGCGCTGCTACCCGGACGGCATTGACGACGAGGACGAGGCTGCGCGCGGCCTGGAAAACTGCAACTTTGACGTGCTGCACGACGAACTGCGCGACGCCGGCTACGCCGACCCGACCGAGCGTGATGACTGGCGCAGCCTCGTCAGCGCGTCGTGCCGGGCCGCCGTGGCCTACGTGGTCGAGTTGATGGCCGACGACGCGGAGGACGAGGACGACGGGCAGCCGAGCGAGCTTCAGGAAAACGAAGACTTCGCGCAGGACAACCTGTTCGAGTCCTACGCCGACGAGTGAGACGCACCCCGCCCGCCACCCTCGCCTGACCCTCTCGCGGGGGCCGGGCTTGCGGTGTTGATGGCACGCCCTACCAACCCCACGTCCCTACGTCTCCAACAGATCGACCCCGCTGACCTCGGCCGCGCCTGCGCCGAAGCGATCGCCGCCCACGTCGGCAGGCTGTCCCTGCCCCTCTCGCCCGGGTACACCGTCCACGTCAGCGGCCCGAACGGCGACACCGGCCTGGCCTTCACGGTGGCCGACCTTGCCCGGTACGCGCGGGGCGAGGGCGAGCTAGAGGACGCGGTGGAGTCCTACGCCGTCGAGTTGATGCCGCTCCTGTGCAGCCCGCTGGCATCGGGCACGGGAGCCTTCCCGCCCGTGCTGGCCAGGTGGCTGTCGGGCGAGGTCGATGTGGACGACCTGGACCCCGAGAGCTTGGAGGACCGCCTCGCCCTGGTCATCACCGCCGCCCTCGGGCGAGAGGCGCTGGCCGGCGGGTCGCCCCTGACGGTGGCCCAGTTGGCGGCCCTCGGCGGCACCAGCCCGGACGCGGTGCGGCGGCTGGTACGCGACGGCGAGCTGGTGGCGGCGAGCGAGGAGAGGCCCATGCGCGTCGGCGCCGTGGACGCCCGGCGGTGGCTGGCGATGCGCTGGGGCAAGTAGCGCGACCCCTCCCCTGGCCGGCGTAGATTCTCGGTCAGACCGGGACAGTAACAAGACTCACCACGACGGGCGACGCAAACGCCCAGCGGCAGCAACAGGAGACCGACATCATGGGTTCATTCAGCGACGCAGTTTTCGGAGAGATCGACGCCCGGCTAGAGGGTCGCCGCCCTCTCCCTGGCTCCAACGTGTACGGCGATTCTCGCTACCCGGGGCACGCCCAGACCGGGCACACGGCGCAGCAGATTGCCGAGCGTCGCGCTCGGGCGCTGGTCGCCGCGACTTGCCCGGACGTGCCGCCCTACGGGTCGCCCGGCCTGCCGGCAGCTCTGCTGGATTACGGCGACTGGATCACGGTGCGGGTCGGCATCACCGGGGCCCGGTTCATCCTGAGCGAGGGCGTGGCCGAGCGGTCCCGCGAGGTGATGCAGGGCACCCCGGAGGAGGACGCCATGCAGGCCGAGTTGGAGGCCAGCGACCTGCACCCGCGAGAGTGGGCGCTGGCCAAGCTCGGCGCCACAAAATGACGAAAGCCCCCGGACCGGGTGAGGGTCCAGGGGCATCGGTGAGAGAACGCGGCGCCCGTGAGGGCTAACGAGGGTCCGCCACTCCCTGACGGCTGGTGCCGGTTGCCCGGCGTGAGGTCCAAGGATCGCACCCGGGCGAGGTGTCGTCAACCCCGCCCGCTCGGCGGCGGCTCGTTCTCCACCGGGATCTGCATCCCCCACGCTCGCATGGCCTCGTCGCGCAGGGTGGGGCCCGGCTCCGGGGTCGGGGCCTCGTCAGCCGGCGGCGCCCACCGCAGCGGCTCCGGGTCGGCGCCCGTGTCGGCCACCCACGCGGCGGCCAGGAACAGCAGGCGGTTGCTGGCGTTGCGGTGGACGACGCCCTTCGTCATGGTCTCGTCGATCTTGCACTCGTCGGCCGCGGTGGCGAAGTCCCCGGCGGCCAGAGCGGCGGCGCACTTCGGGAAGCGGAAGCCGGTGCCCGCCGCCCATGCGAGCGACATGGCGGCCATCTGCGCCGACGCCGGCCAGGACGGGAAGCCCGGGAAGCGCCGGGCCAGTTCGGCCGCGTTCTGGTCGCGCCGTGTGGCCACCAGCGCCACGACATCCTCGCGGGTCATGCGGAGGCGGGTGAGCTTCGCGGCCAACGGGGCGCCGAGTCGGGCCGCGTCCGGGTGGTTGCGGACGGCCCACCAGTCGGCCTCGATCTCGGCCGGTGAGGCAAGAGTGCCGTCAGGCCGGCGCAGTGGCAGGGTCAGGGCGCGCGGGATGGTGTCTGCCAAATTGCCCACGCCGGCTGTGATCAGATTTTTCGAGTCGGCGTAGAGAAAAAGGATCAAGCCCTCGTTGCCGACGTTGAAGCCGAAGAACGCAGAGCGGACGCTGGCACGTAGCGGGCTGGTCATCGGGTCACCTCGCAGACGGGCGGCACCAGGCCGCCGAGTAGGATGCGGCACACCGACAGCGGCCGACCCGCGTAGGCCAGCGCCCCGGTGGCGAGGTCAGGCCGCCACCCGTAGGCGGTGCCCTCGCACCACGGGCCGGGCTCGGCGCACGTCACCACGTGTCCATGCGGGCCTGAAACTCGGCCACGTCAAACACGATCTCGACGCCGCCGCTCACCCGGTCCCGGTACTCTTCCTTGATGTCGGTCAGGTAGGCATCGTGGGCCGCCTGTGCCTCTTCGCGCGTGTTCCACAGACCGGCCCTGCCGTGCTGCGTCGTGGCACTTTCTTCCGGGTCTAGCGGCACGTATCCCCACGTTTGATCCAGCATGACCCACGCGGCGAACTTCACCGGGGTTACGAGGTCGGACAGTAGGGCGCGCAGTTCGTCCTCGGTGTGGTGCCCGCGGTCCACTTCACTCACCCAGATGATCGGGTCGGACACGGCGCGGGCCTGCTCCGCGTCGGCGCATTGGTCGGCCAAGGCCACGGACGCATCAAGCAACTTGGTGCGCAGGTAGAAGAGCGAGGCGCGGCCCGAGAGGTAAGCACAGATCGCCTCGTGGGCGATGTCGGCTGGGGTTGGCATTGGGTCAGCCCTTGTCCGAGAGAGACCACTTCCACAACACCGATTCGAGAATGTCGCGCGCCTCGTACTTGAGCGGGTGGCTTGGCGTGGAGTAGTCCTCCACGCGGGCGTAGATGGCGAGCACGGCCCGGCGCAGCGTCTCCAACTCTTGCCGCGCCTCGCCGTCGGACATCATGCGCAGCGGCGCGAAAGGCGGGTGCGCGCCCGGCACGGCGGCCTCGCCGCAGAGGGTCAGGTGTTCCGCGCGGGCTGCGTCACGCCCCCGCATCATGCGCAGGATGGCCTCCCACCGGGTCATGGTGGGCGGGTCGCCGTCGCCGATGCCCAGATAGTTGTAGTTCCGGGTCTCGCGGTCGGCGTCTCCGGTGTGGAGTTTGGCGCGTTCGACCTCGGCCCGAGACAGGTTGGTCTCGGTCACGTCGGAACGCTCGGCGTCATAGAGGGCATAGAGCCCGTTGGGTTGTTTGGCAACGAACAGGAGCGGCATGGCCACACTCTGCGCCCGCCCGGTGAGGGGTCAGCCCGGCAGGGTCGGCAGGTCGCCCACCCAGCACCAGTAGATGACGCGCCGGCCCGGCCTCGTGGTGCCTGCGTCACGCATCCAGAAGGACCCGTCACGCTCGCGATAGACTTCCCGGTGGTCGGCCAGGATGGCGGTGCATTTCTCGGCCCCCGTGCGCGGGTTGCCGGGGTCGAGCTTGCCGCCCTCCACGGTGTCGATGGTGCCGTCGTCGCGCACCCCGACGACCATCACGACATGCGCCCCGCCACCGTAGGCCGGGCCGCCGCCGATCAGCAGCCACGACCCGGGCAACAGGTCGGCGCCCGCGCACGGGGGCCGCCGGGTGCCGGTCTGGTCGGCCAGGACACCGAGGTAGATCACGGCGTCGTACCGCCTGACCCGCGGCTCGCGCAGGGGGTCACACGCCGGCTTGTTCCTGAAGCCCCGCACCAGCCCGTCCACCCCGGTCTCGTACAGGGCCGCGCAGGTCGCGATGGCGCAGTTGCTCTGCGCCGCGCTCATCGCCAGCGCATCGTCCGGGCGGTCCTTGGGGGCGAGCCGCTGGGCCATCTCCGCGCGGGTGGCCGGGTTGCCCCACGACAGCCCGGCGAGGCTGCGCGCGGCGTCGCAGAACGCCCCGGCGAGCACGCTGTCCACAACGTGTGCGCCCCACGTCACGACGGCACCCCCGGCGGCACGGACGCCGCAGCCGGCGAGGGGCACGGTGCGATGCTGGCGTGGAGTACGCCGAGGTCGCTGGCCTTGCGCGCGGCGTCGGCCTCGGTCGGGAAGGCGTAGGCGGCCGGGCCCCACGGCGCCCACTCCGGGCCGGTCGGGGTGCGGGTGAGCCAGAGCGCGGGCAGGTCGTGGCGTCGTATGCCGTGGGTCATGGTGTCCGGGAGGGTACGGGTGCAGGTGAGGGGGTCGGCGCGGGGCGCAGGCAGGTGCCGCCGAGGAACAGCGCGGCGACGATCACGAGCCACACCAGCGCGTCGGCGGCGCGGTGTTCGAGGGTCACGGCTTGCGTCTCCGTCGCGGCTTCGGGTCCGGGGTGAAGTAGACGGCGAGGCCCAGCAGCACGAAGCAGACGAGGCTGGCGATCATGTGCTTCACGACTCGCCCTCGCCGGGCCCACACGCCAGCGCGGACACCTCGACATCGGGCAAGGTGTCCACCCGGTCGGACAGGGCCCGCCATCGGTCCCCCTTGGCCGGCAGCGTCGGCGCCTCCGGTCCCCACACGGGCGCCGGGGTGGCCGCCCACGAGGCGCGCAGGGCGGCAGCCAGGGCCTCGCGCATCCGGTCGGTCACCGGCACGACGGACTCGAACGCGGCCAGGGCACGGGCGGTGAAATCATCTTGGGTCATCGGGTCGCCTCGACATGCTTGCGTGCGTGGTCCACGGGTCCATCGGTCTCGCCGCCCTCGCCGCACATGGACAGCAGCCACAGCACGGCGCCGACGGTCAGGACGTAGACCAGGGCCACCATGCCGACGAGGGCGAGCCCGTCGCGGGTGCCCTTGCTCATGGCAGGCCGGCGCTGAGGTTGGCCAGTGCGCGCACATCGCCGGTCCGGGTGACCTCCCAGACGCCGATGGTCTCGGTGCCGACGATGGCGGCGAATCGGTCACCCAGCGACTTCGCGTCGGCGCGCCACGATTCCAGGTCGAGCGCGGACGGCTCCGGGTGAGGTTCGGCGTGTGTGTGCCAGTCGCCCCAGCAAGCCACTTCGCCGTCGCTCTCTTGCCAGAGGCGCGTTGCCGTTGCCTGGTGTCCGGGGTCTTCCCGGTCAAAACCACGCGCGTTGCGCACGTCGCCGGGGAATGGCTCGGTCAGATCGCAGAGAGTCAGGCAGGTGTTGTCGTCGCTCAGGCGCCCGAATAGGAGCCCGCCGGACTCGGCGGCGTCCGGCGCGCGCTGTGCGTGAGCGTCGAGCCGGAAGACGATCTCGGCGGGCAGGCAAAGCCGGCGCTCTGCGCTGACGTGGAAGATGCACGGGTTGAGTGATGCCATGCCACCATCCTGCCTGACGCGGGAGAGGGGTCACCGCACCACCGCAGCCGCCGCGGTCACCCGCTGGCGCAGCTCGGGCAGGGTGGCGCGCACGCGGTCTACCCGCTCGACCTCGCACGCCTGCCGTTCCTCGTCGGCCGGGTCGCCGGGGCACGGGTCGAGCAGCGGCCCCATCGTCGCCACGACCGCCGCCAGGGCGTCCACGGCGGCCCCACACGCCTCCACCCGGTCGGGAGGTAGCGCCGCGCAGGCCGGGCGCGCGGACGCGAGCACGGGCCCGGCAGCGGCCACCAGCACGCGAGCCTCGGTCACGGCCGAGGGCTCCGGGGTGGACGGGTGGCAGGCGACGAGGACGAGGGCGAGGAGACGGCGCATGGTGGGCTCCGGGTGGGGTTCAGCCAAGAAGGGGCAACTGCCCGGTGCGGGCTTGCGCGAGCGTCTGCCCTCGCTCCTCGGCGGCGAGGCGTTCGCACGCTGTGGCGTAGTGGGTGGCGTCCTGCTCCGCGCCGAGGAAGCGGCGGCCGAGACGGAGCGCGAATCGACGGCGTAGCGACCGTTCCCCTCGGCATAGGGCGGATCAAAAAAGATCCCGATTGGCTCGTTGGACCTGAGCGGGTTCAAAACGCTGTCTCCCATGACGCGGTCCCAGTTGCCGCACGTCACGCGCACGCGGCGTAGACGGTCACACAGGGCAACCAGCCACTCACGGTTGCTGCCTGAGAATGACTCGCCAAAGGCGGTTCCTCGGCCTGCGTCGGGGCGATGCACGCCGCATCCTTCGTCACAGAGCCTTGGCAACTTTCTAGACGGGCGATGTACGCCGCGGCCCTCGTTGCCAAGGTGCGGCAGTTGCTGAGAGGATGACTCGCACCACCCGGTGCCAATCCAGAGGCTTATGCCCCACACCCACCAGCCCGCGGCGCGGACATCGCAAAAGGCCGGGTCAGCGCGTAGCTTCTCGGTGATGTCCTCGCGCTGCCCGATCAGCCAGGCGTGGCGGGCGTGGAGGTCGAGTTCGTTGACGGGCCAATCGCACTCGCGCTCGACCCCGGCAGGATCGGCGGCTACCGCGCGCCAGAAGTTGCAGACGAACCCGTCGGCGTCGTTGATGGTCTCGCACCGCCGGGCGTGGTCCATGGGCCTCGCCAGCAGCACCGCCGCCGACCCGGCAAACGGCTCGACGTAGGTGCGTACGTCGCCAAGTGCAGCCCAGACCTCGGCGGCAATGCGGCGCTTGCCGCCGAAGTAGGGGAAGGGCGCGGTCAGGTTCATGGTGCGAGGATGCGCCACGCGGGAGAGGGGTCAGACCCGGCGCGCGTTGCCGCCGAGGCTGGGCGGGCTCGGGTCGGTGTCCGGCCCGGTCGGCGGCTCGGTCGGGCGGTCCACCGCGGGCGGCGTCGGCGCGGCCTTGTCGAACGCCCGCGCGATGGCGGCCTGCGCGAGCGGTGTACTGCGGGCCTCGCGCAGCCGGTCGGCCGCCTTCAGCAACCACGGCGCCACGGCCCGGCAGAGCCGCAGCACCGCAAAGAGGCGCGGGTGGGCGCGGCACCAGTCCTCGCCCGGGTACACCTGCGCCAGCGCCACCACGGCGGCGCACAGGGCCACGGCGAGGGCGGCACCCGCGGCGAGGTAGGGGTGGCGCTCGGCCAGGGTCAGGATCAGCGAGAGGTCGTCCATGGGGTCACCCGAGGTGGGAGAGGAGGTACTTGAGGGCTTCGATGGCGCCGAGACCGAGCGCCCAGCCGAGCCCCTTGGCGCCGACGGCCTTGGCACGGACGATGGCGACCTCGGAGGCGGTGGCGGTCATGGCGCGCTGGACGCCCGTGATCTCGGCCTCATGCACGCTGTCCTGCTGCACGCGGGCGGTGCGCTCGGCGGCGGCCTCGGTGCGGACGCTGGCCAGCTCGCGCGCAATCTGCCCGTTCTGCTCGGCCAGGGCGCCGACCGACGCGGTGAGGGCCTTGATCGCGGCGTCGTTGTGGTCGTGGCGCTTGCCGTTTTCCACCGCGAAGCCGACGCTCTCGTGGACGAAGTTGCTGAACAATCCGGCCTGTCGGCGCAGTTCCATGCCGACCTCGTTGCGGGTGCGGATCTGCTGCTCGGTCAGGGCGCGCAGGTGCTCCGTCATCACCCGCATCCGGCCGTCATGGGTGCGCGGCGCGGTCATCTTCCGGTCGAACTCCCGCACCGGGGTGGACTCGTCGCCACCCATGATCGAGTTGGGCGAGGGAGAATCGGGCGGTAGGTCGTCGGTCATGGTCTCGCTCGGGGTGAGGGTGGGGAGGTCGGCGTCCATGGCGGTCAGAACGGCGAGATCACGACGCGCACCAGCCCCGCGCTGGCCGCCGCCGTGTCCAGGTCGGCCCAGCGCTCGAGCGGGTCTCCGGTGCTCTGCTCTGGGTCGGTGATGATGATGGCGCCCGGCGGGTCGTGGTCCGGCTTGCTGCCCAGCCACACCTGAAGCGCCGACCCGAACGCAGGCGCTGCCGCAAGCAGGGCGGGCAGATCCTCGTCCAGGATCACCGACGAGGCCCCGAAGTGCGTGGCCGGCGCGCTGCCGTCCGCGGACAGACCGAGGACGAACGTACCGACAAATTGCAACCCCGGGTGAAGCGGTTGCAGAAGCGCGTTGAGCGCTGCCTCAACCGTCTCGCGGGCCTCAGCGGCGACGACCGCCAAGATGAAACCATACGCACTAGGCATTGAGCCACCCCTCGATCAGGAGACGCGACGCGCGATGGTCCGCGGACCATGCCGCGACCCTCCCCACGTCGACAAATGACGGCACGCTGGCGTCCGAGTAGGAGCCAAGCGCGCCCATGACGGCGCTGTCCGGGAAGGCCCCGCCGGCCACGACGGACTGTGAGACGCCATCGACGTAGATGACGTAATTGGCCGGGGTCGTGGACCCCGACCCGTTGTAGCAGACCACCAGCGTGTGCCTCGTGGTGCCCAAGGTCGGGTTGCATCCGACGCTGGTGCCGCCGGCCGAGCCGCACAGCACGGTGATCTCGTTGTAGCCGCCGTAGTTGACGAGGCTGATCGCGCTGAAGATCGGCCCGGCCTGCCTCACCGAAAAGAGCCGCTGGGCGGTCGGAACATTGCTGCGCCTGACAAATTCGAGCGCGATGGTCTGCGCCCCCGAGCCGAGGCCCCAGCCCGACATCAGCAACCCGTCGTCGGTGCCGTCAAAGAACACGCGCGGCCGTGCCCCGCCGCCGAGGCCGGACGAGTAGTAGATGGGCCGCCGTGCGCTGGTGCCCTGGCTGAGGTGATGGACCGCGGTGCTGCGGTCGGCCCACCCGCCCACCGGGTCACCGGAGGTGGCGGGCGTGGTGCGCGCGGCGTCGGTGAACACGCTGCCCGTTGGCTGAAGTTGCAGGGCCAGCGAGGCCAGGCGGGCCGGGGTCCACACACGCCGGCCGCCGACACCCAGGCCGAGGCCGATTCCGATTCGAGGCATATCGCTCTCCACAGGGGCCGCGGCAGGGGCGCGCGGCGGTAAGGTCAGGCCGGGGTGCCGTAGACGGATGCGGCGTAGGTCTGCACGTCGGCCCGCTCGGTCGTGTGGGCCACGTCGTAAACAAGCACTTCCAGCACCTCCAGCTCGCCCGAGATGACGAGCGAGTTGGAGACGTAGGTGTTGAGCATCAGGTAGGCATTGAGCGCCGCGCTGCTGCACGAGCCGGTCTTTTTCAGAACGTTGTCCAGGTACGAGGTGACGGACGTGCCGTTGACCACCAGGCAGAACACGCCGTAAGCCGTCGGGAACTGCCCGGCGACGCCAGCGGACGAGATGCCGCGGGCCACCAGCGCGTCCGCCTGTGGCGTCGGGTGGTAGAAGGCGTACTCGGTCGCCGCCCCGCCGAGCAGCGTGGTGCGGCCGAGAAACACCGTGTCGTTGCCGGCGACGATCTTGCCGATGAAGTAGTACGTGGTGGCGGTGCCGTTGCTGATCTTGTCGACCGTCTGCAACGTGCGCTCCCGCGTCGTGGTGACGAAGTGCGCACCGCCCAGCGCGCCACCCGGGCCCAGGTTGGTCTTGTAGAGCGGGCCGCTCAGGGTGGTCAGTTGCAGGTGGTGACCGTTGCCGCTGGCGTCGGTGACCCCTTTGATCTCGTCGCCGTCGGCGCTGACCGGCGTGGTGCGCGCGGTGTTGGTCCACAGGGCGCCGATGTCGTTGAACTGCCAGCGCGCCGACAGGCTACCCGGCGGCACCGGGGGAGGCGCGGACGACGGGCGCCGCCACGGCATCGCGGCGAGCAACCCCGCGCTCACGCCAGCACCAGCCCGACGATGATGATCCGCATGGTCCCCACGGTCACGGTCCCGGGCGTCGTGTTGCGCAGCGACAGGGTGGCCGCCGCCGCCATCGGGTAGCCGCCGTCGGCGTCGATGCCGCTGCCGGCCGTCGGTGCGATGATGACATCGGAAGACCCGTCGGCGCCGGTCGTGTCCATCACGTCCGTGCCGCCTGTGCTGGTGCCGATGGTGATCGTCGGGGCGCCGCCGCCGATGGTCGCCCCCACCACCTGATAGACCCGCGGGGTGCAGGACAGCCGCAGCCCGAGCGGGACCGCGCACAGGGTGGTGTCGTCCGAGCCGGCCGACCCGCGGACGTTGGTGATCGTGGTCTCGTACTCCCAGACCCGCAGCCCCTCGCCGCGCAGCACCCCGGCGTCATCGACCGAGAGGCGCTTGCTCTGCCCGGGTGCCAGGTAGCAGGATCCACCCGAGGGCCCGGCGATCTGGAGGGTGTAGGTGCCCGTGGTGGCGTTGATGAACAGGTGCTCCTGCCCGGTGCCCGCCGGCAGGGTGCAGACCCGGTTGCCGGTCAGCGCGCCGGTCAGGCGCACGGTGTGGGCGGTGAGCTGCGCCGACGCCATCGCCAGCGCCCCGGACCCGGCGACCGAGTAGGACGCGGCCGACAGGGCAAAGCCGCCGCCCGTCGTCTGGCCCCAGTAGGCCGAGGCGTCCACGCCGGTCTCGAACGACGGGTCACCCCAGGACGCGTACCCGGCCGAGTCGCGCCAGAACATGAGCTGCGTCGGGTTGGTGGCGGCCCCGGTGGAGACCCACTTGGCGCCGTCAAACGTGAGCATTTCCCCGGGGTTGGTGAGGCTGGCCAGGGAGGCGTCGAGGGCGAGCCCTCGCAGCTTGACCACCGTGGGGTTCGGGTAGGTGCTGCCGAGGTCGCCGCCGGCCGCGCCGGTCGGGGCGCCACCGCCGCCGACGGCGCGCGCCACGTCGTTGAACGCCTTGGTCCACCCGTGCGTCCCGGCCTCGTCAACCTCACCGACGGCCACCTCTTGCTGACCCGCCGAGTTCAGCACCTTGACCGCAAGCGCCTTGACCAGCGCGGTGTCCGTCTCGCCGGTCGCCTGGTTGACGCCGCCGTTCACGCGGCATTGCAGCAGCCACGCCCCGCCCGTCTTGGGGACCGAGAACGTGCAGGTCTTGTCGCCGCTGTTGGGGGTGACCGTCGGCAGGCTGTCGACGTGGGTATCGTCGGCGCTGGTGATCGACCACGTCACCGACCCGACGCCGGCCGTCGAGTCGAGGGCGGCCTTCATCGAATAGGTGCCGCTGGACACGTAGGCCAGCGCATCGGCGTCGGCCATGGCGGTGCCGGCCGCGAGGTAGGACGAGCCGCCGTTGGAAGAGAGCTTGAACAGGGCCGAAGCCATGGGGGAACCTCAGGGCGTGCAGGGGCACCCGCGCGACAGGGCCGCGGGCGAGGGGGAGACGGAGACGAGGCGGGTAAGGAGAAGCCGGACCGGAGGATCAGAATCGCGGCGAGGATTCCCACGTCCAGGGGCGGATCGACGGAGGGGGACAGGGCCCGGTCGAATGCCTTTTGCAGGCGGATCAACTGCGTCGGGCGCACCCCGTCCGAGGTGCCCTGGAAGGCAATGCGACCCCACCCGCGGTCACCGTGCTGACCTCGGGCGCCCGCCGTGGACACGGTGACGTAGCCGCTCGGGGGCCCGGCTGACCACATGTGCGATTCGAGGCAGATCCACAGCTCTTCAATCAGGATGGCCAGCGTGCGGATATCGCTGGCGCTGGTGCGAGGCAGCCGCGACTTGTTGCCGTCGGTGTAGTGGTACGGCGTGGCGGCGTCGGCGCCGGCCGCGTCCTGGTTGGAGATGTGGCGCCGCAGCGCCGCGGCCAGGGCGTTGGCGGTGACGATCAGGTTGGTCAGGCTGCCGCCGAGGTAGAGCACGCCGTTGACCGCGTCCGGGCCGAGGCCGGTGCCGGCGTGGGCGTAGACCAACACGCGCTGCCGGTGCTGCTCGTACAGGCTGGTGAGCCCGTAGTTTTCCCACCGGCTGCCCGCGGTCCCGTTGATGGCCTGCGCCACCTCGGCCAGCGTGGTCGGCGGCTCGGCCAACCACCCGAAGTAGCCGTCGACAACCTCGTTCGGCGTGCTGACATCGTGCGGCGCGGTGTCCGTCGCGTGGGACAGAAGCTCCTCGTAGACGTGCTCGAAGTAGGCGATGGCCGTGTCGGTGTCGGTACACGCCATGGCCGTCATCACGTTGGTCACGTCGGCGGCGGCGTGGACCGAGCCGGCGGTCAGGATGCGGTGCGCGTTGTACTTGGCAACGATGTCGTCGAGGCGCGTCTTGATGCTCGGCGCCGTGCCGGTCACGCTGGCCGTGCTGGTCAGGGTGTTGGTCACGTCGGCCGCGGTGTGGACCTTGTGCGACTGGAGCGCGATGTGTTCGTTGAACCCGTCCACGAGGTATGCCAGCAGATCCTGACTCGTGGGCAGGTTGCTGGAGTTGCCCGTGGTCCGGATGAGGTCGAGGACCTGTAGAACCTGCGGATCGTAGATGGCGAGTTTGGCCGGCGCGGTGCTGCCGTTCTTCAACAGCGTCGCATCGGTGATGAAGTCCGGGTCCGACACGAAGGCGTTGGCCGCCTTGATCTGGAGGCTCGCGGTGTCCGGCCCGAAGCCGATGGTCCGGGTCACCTGCTGCCAGACGGCCAGGGTCACGCCGCTGGACGAGGGCTGGTCGGTGGCGGCCGGCGTCACCACGCCGAGGACGGTGAAGCTTGCCTCTTCGTTGTCGGCCGCCATCGGGTCGGTGCCGTCTGGCACGTCACCCTGGTAGTGCGGCTGAAAGCGGTAGGTCGTGATGTCCCGGGCCACCACGGCGTAATCGCCCGGCACGTCCGGCGTGAAGACCCCGTGGCCGCTGCCGTCGAGGGTGATGCGCGTGTCGGCCAGGGTTTTGCCCAGGTCGGCGTAGGTCGCCATCGTGACCAGCGCGGACGAGGGCGGCGCGGACAGCAGGTAGTACCGCGTCTCGTTGCCGGTGGTGGTGCCGACGTGGATGCACGTCACCCTCTGCCCGGGGCCCGGCGTCTCCGGGGTGAATCGAATCGAGGTGATAGCCATGGGTCTCGGGCAGGTCGGGAGGACAAAACGACAACGCCCCACGGTGGCAGGGCGCTGGTGAGGTCAGGGCGCTAGCGCCACGGCGCGTCATGGAGCGAGCATGGCCGGATGGAATGGTACGTTCACGCACCCGGCGCAGATGCGCCCATCGGCCCGCTGTCCACGGATCTGATCGTGAGAGGTATTCAGGCCGGCAAGGTGCCGCCCGGCGCGACGGTATGTGCGGCCGGATCAAACGAGTGGTACCCGCTGACCAGGGTGCCTGAGTTTGGCGCGGCCGTGCTTGGCCTGGCGCCGCAGCCGACCAAGGCGCCGCAGTCGTCGGGTGCAGCGGGAGCCCTTGCCGTTGTCGCCATCGGCCTCGGCGCGATTGCCGTGGCCATCTACTCCATTACCAAGCCGGCCGAGATCGTGACCGCGGCCGACATGAGCAAGGCCAACCCAAGACCCGCGGCGACCGTCGTGAAAGAGCCCGAGCCGGAAGACAAGATTCTCGACCTGTGGAAGTCCTACGAGTCGCTACCGGATGGGCTACAGACAGGCGCCGAGTTCAGGAAGGTGCTCGACAAGGTGACAGTCATCACCATGGCCGTGCCCGAGGGAGAGAGGCGGCAGCACGTCGCCGCGGTGGCCCTGCGCGCCGGGCGCCGCAACATCGCCAGGACATTCAACCGGCAGAGCAAGACTTGGGGAGACCAGGACGAAGTTCTTATCCCCTCTCACGACCCGGTTTCTTGCATGGTCTGGGGTAGCCAGTGGTCCAAGGGTGAGACCGCGGAGAGCCTGCGAACCATCGGCTTCACCCACGTCAAGTGCATGGGCGGCAAGGAGTGGGCGCTTTGACCCTGGGTAGCACCCGGGCTGGGCCGGCGTATCCTGTCCCCATGCGTCCCTGGCTCCTGTTGCCCCTGGCTCTGCTCGCGTGCTCCGACCCCGGGGAGAGCCCGGCGCCAGCCGTTGCGGGCGCGGGCGGGGCCGCTGCGGCCGGTGGCGGTGGGTCAGGCGGGGTGGCCTCGGGTGGGGCTGGGCAAGGCGGCGCAGGTGCCGGCGGCATGGTGGCCGGGTCCGGCGGGGCGGGCGCTGCCGGGGTGGCTGGCGCGGGTGGCCAGCTCGCCGGGGGTGCGGGTCAGGGCGGGGCCGGCCCGGGTGGGCAGGCCGGGCAAGGGGGCGAGGGCGGCGGCGTCCCGGTCTGTGGCGAGGGCGGCGGCGGGGCGCACATCTGCGACGCCTGCGACGACACCGCGCTGACCCATGCCGTTGTGCCGGGCACCCACGAAGAGAGCCTCGGGCTTGAGTATGAGGTCACCTACTGCGACGGCGCCGACGACTATGCCTGCGGCGTCCGGCTCGCCGGCCCGCTGTCCTACCACCGGCACGCGGACTGCTTGACCTCGTTCACCGGCATGAAGTTTCTGGCCAACAAGCTGACCGCTGACATCGTTTATTACAAGGGCGTGAAGGCCCACGTCGAGGCGACCATTGGGGAGCCGACGGGCGAAGCCCTCGACCCGCAGGGCTGCCACCTGTCCAGCGGCATGGTCGTGGAGATGCCGGCCAGCGTGGCGGGCTACTCGTGGGGCGCCGCCGTCGGGTGCCTGCCCACGGGTCCGGCCGTGGTGGGCTGCCCCACCATCCCGGCCGAGAAGGTCCGGGCGTGCGTGACCTGCGACACCGACTGCGCCCTGTTGCCCGAGCCCATTCTGGCCAGCGTCAAGGCGCGGTTGGTGAGCGGTGCGGCCGACGCCATGCGCCGCTACATGGCCGCCGTACTGTCCGGCTCGTGCGCGCCGACCGATGCGCCCGGCGTGTGCCCGTAACATCGCCCGGATCGTCGAGGCGGTCACGGTCATGTAAGGGCGGTAGATGTTCAGGCCGGTGCCGCTGCTGGACGAGTCATCGTCGCCAGTGACCGAGACGATGTAGTTACGGCTGGCGGCGACGGTGTGGTTCAGGCTGGCGGTGGTGACGAGGTGAAATGTCCGGTACGCGGCGATGTTGGCCGACGTGTCCGCGGCGGCCGAGCCGACCGCGGTGGCCGTGCTGTCGGTCGTCATGTCGTAGTAGTACAGGGCCACCGTCGGCATGACGCCCGGCAACCCGACGGTGCCGGCGGCCTTCTTGAGCCCGACCGAGATGGTGGAGATGACCGTGCCGATGGGCAGCGTGATCCAGAAGTTCAGCGTGCTTGAGACGACGACTTGCTGGATGCGCTGGATGCCTTCGGAGAACCCGACGGCGCTGACCTTGTCGTAGATCGGCACCGACGGCGGCGCGTAGCCGGTGACCGCCCGCGAGGACGAGTCCACCGTTGGGTACCCCTGGAACTCGGTGTAAGCCCCGTCCGGCTTGAACTTCCCTGCCCCGCTGCCGAGGATCAGGAAGTCGAATGCGCCGAGGTCAAACCCCGCGTCGTCCAGCAGCGCCACGTTTTCATTGCGCGTCAGGCTGTTGTACTGCGCGGTGTCGAGCCCGTTGATCTTGGCCGCGGTCAGCCGCTCCCCGGTGGAGATGGCCGGGATGAACACTTTGGTGGAGGACATGGGTTACACCGCCGTCAGGCCGACCAGAGACACCCCGGCGTAAAAGCCGCCGACGGTCTGGTCTGGGGGGAACTGCGAAAGGGTGGCGCTCATCCACGCCGGAAGCATGTCGTCGAGCTGCGCGACGGCCTTGCCCACCTTGGCGTCGATCTCGTCTTGCGAGGTCGAGGCCGGCGGCTGGATCTGCACGCACACGAGGCAGAGCGCCGACCGCCACGGGTAGGTGGCCGAAAACTCGCCCGGCTTGTCTGCGTCGTGAAAGGCGTCCGGGGTGGGCGGTGTCTGCGTGGTCGGCCAGTAGGCGTGGACATCGCCCACGGTGGCCCGGCCCGGGTAGTCCACGTCGGTCGCGCGGTTCTCGGCCAGGCCCACCAGCCACGACCCGAAGATGGCGCGCATGGCGTCCTCGACGGCCACACGCCGCGCCGACGAGGTAGAGACCAGCGCCGCCTTGACCGCCGCGCGCCGGGTCCGGGCCGAGGCACCGGGGGCCGGCGTCAGGTAGAGCAGCGCCTCCCACCGGGCCAGGGTCGAGGTCGTCTTGGTGGTGCCGGTGTCCGGTAGGGTGACCGGCCGCACGTCCGCGGTGAGCTTGGCCGGGTCGCGCTGCGCCACGCGCCGCGCCGTCGCCCGCCAGCCCATCCACAGGAGCCGGGCCATCACCTTGTTTTCCAGGTCCACCTCGGTGCCTGCCCCGCCGGCCAGTGCGTCCGGGCGGGCGCCCTTGACGGTCTGGTAGAGCATGTCGGCCACCGCGTGAGGGCGGCCCCCGAAGCGCAGCGGGAACGGGGCCCGCCAGTCGCCAAAGGCCCCCATCACCACACCGTCACGGTGAAGGTGTCCACGTCGGCGGCGACGCCGGCCGCGTCGTACGCCTTGACCGTGGCGACGATGGCCGAGGACAGGTAGCCGTTGACGATGCGGGCGGCAGCGGCGGCGTACCCGGAGGCGACCGCGGCGCGCAGGATGGTGGAGTGCGACTCGGGCACATCTTGCAGGTCGTCGTACGCGGAGGCCCACGTCACCGTGTAGACCCCGGCGCCGGACCGGGCCGCGACAGGCGCCACGCCCGCGCCCGAGCCCCACACGGCGTCATGGTCGGCCAGGGTGATGACCCCGCCGGAGATGGTGCAGAGGGCCCAGGCACGCGGCGCGGTGTGGCCGGTGGCCACGACCTGCGTGGCCAGCAAGTTCATGGCCGCAGCGGCCATCTCGGTCTCGGGGTCCACCACGGCGTCCGCGTCCAGGTAGGGCGCACCGAAGGTGCTGAGGTCCGGGGTCTCGGGGGCAATAGGGGTCGACATCGTGGCGGTCTCAGGTGGGGTAGAAGGCCAGGGTGGCGACGCGGAACACGTTCGGCGGGTCGGTCACCGCACCCGGCGCGTCCGGCGCCAGCGGCAGCGTCACCGTGGACTCGTCGGCCTCGAAATACGCGGCGTTGGTCACCTCGCGATGCGCCACCTGCAAGGCGACGAGCTGCGTGGTGGTGAGGTCCGACGGGCTGCCATCGATGGCGCGCGGGTGGCGGTAGGCGCGGGGCAGCACGTCGGCGTCGGCGGTCTTCTCACCCGGGGCGAGCTTGGCCACCTCGGCCTGGATCGTGGCGCAGTAGTCCTCGCCCTGCTCACACGCCGGCCAGACGTAATCGCCCACGGCGACGGTCGGCAGGCTGCGGTCCAGGGTCACCGCCCACGCCCCGGCGCTGCCGCTGTGGCTGGCCACCTGCGCCAGGTACGGCACGCGGTCAGCGACGGAGAAGAGATAGACCCACGAGTCATCCACCGGCTCGTTGTAGGCGTTGGTGGTGAACGTCAGCGACGACGAGGCCACGGTGACCTTGACGGTCCCGTCGACGTTGCCGGCGCCGATCTTGGCAATCGCCCAGCGGTCCCCGACCTCATCGATCCAGCCCCCGCCGGCCCCGCCGCCGATCAGCGGCTCGGGCAGCGACAGCTTGAACGCCAGCCCGATGTCCTGGTGGGCCACGGTCGTCACGGTCACGTCGGCAAACTCGGGTTGTTCGTCCACGACCGCCTGCGCCACCAGCGTCGTCAGGGCGGTGGTGCCGGTGCGGGCGTAGGCGTTGTCCGCGGTGCCCTCGACCGTGTAGGCCAGGTGGACCGTGCCGGGCCCCTGTGCCGCCGGGTACACGTAGGCCGCCTCGACCGACGCGGAGGCGTCTTCCGCCCATTGCCGGTAGTGCGCCCACGAGCCGCCGTTCTGGGGCTCGCGCAGGAGCTTCAGCAGTCGCTCGCGCAGCCGCCCGTCGTTGTCGGCGTCCTTGCCATCGACCAGTCCCCCGGAGGCGACCACGCAGGTGGACCCGCTGCCGATGGGGGGCGAGGTCCAGGTCAGCACCTCCCCCGCGGCGAGGTTGGACGCCACGCCCACGTCGATGCCGACGATGTTGACGCTGTCGCCGTCGCTGGCCACGGTCGAGGCCACGACCCGGTAGCGCTTGCCGGTGGTGTTGCTGGTGAGTTCCCGGCTCTCCGGGTAGGTGACGCTGCCGGTGCAGGTCACGGTGACCGGGCCCTGCGCGCCTGCGCCCCCGCTCGGGCTGACGCCGTAGATGGCGCAGATCCGCACGAGGTCGTCGCCGATGGCGGTGTCGGGCAGGGCGGCGTCCTCGAGCGCGATGGCGTTGGCAAACACCACCTCCAACCCCTGCGCCCACGCCTGCACGGTGAGCCATCGCTCGGTGCCCTTGGCGGTGGCGGCGCGGGCCGAGGACGCGGAGACGCCAGCCTGCCGGACAAGGCCGCGCTGGTAAAACTGGAGAGCGCGCTCGACCGCTTGCTCGCGGGTCGGCACGTCGTTGGCGGTCTGGGCCATGGGTCAGGCTCTCCGGGTCCGGGTGGTGCGCTCGCGCCGGGTGCGCAGGTCAAGCCAGGTCACGGCCTGGATCGCGGTGCCGCCGTCGCGCTCGACCTCGACCGAGACGATGCGGACGGCGCCCGCGTTGATGAGGTCTTGCAGGGCCAGGTTGGCCGCGCGCAGGCCAAAGCCGGCGAGGTCGGCCGGCATCTTGTCGAGGTTCAACCAGTCGTTGCCAAATGCCAGGTCGTACGGCAGCCGGCCCTTGCGGGTGGTCAGACGGAACGCCACCTGCTGCGCCACCGGGTCTTGCGACTCGTGCGGGCAGCCGGTGGCGTCGTAGTCCACGACGTAGTCCTTGGTCGGGAAGTCCACCTTGCGGCCCAGCACGTTGTCCACGGTCGGCGCGTAGCCGGACCCGGGCGACGGCTGGCCCGCGGTCGAGCCAAAACCCGAGGCGGTCAGGCCAAACGAGGTGAGTCCAAATCCGGGCATCAGAGGGCGTCCAGGGGGCAGGCAGGCAGCCGCGGAATCGGGATGCGCGGCAGGGGAATCGGCGGCGGCAGCGAGGGCAACCCGGGCAACTTCAGGTTGAAGCCGGGCAGGCGCAGGCCGAAGGTCGGCAACCGCGGGATGGGCAGCCGAGGGAACGGAATCGGCGGCGGCAGCGACGGCAACCCGGGGAGCTTCAGCGCAAAGCCCGGCAGCCGCAGCCCGAACGTCGGCAGCCGCGGAATCGGGATGCGCGGGAACGGGATGGCAGGCGGCAGGCTGGGCAGCCCCGGCAGTTTCAGGTCAAAGCCGGGGAGCTTGCAGCGCGTCATGGCGAGGTCACACGAGGATGTTGGGCGCGGGCTTCACCACGCCGGACGTGGGCGCGAAGGTCAGCGGCACGGCAGCGGCGGCGCCGAGGGAGACCACACCGCCTGCGATCTTCACCACGTCGGCGGTGATCTGCGCGCTGGCCGGCGCCAGCTCAAACGACTCGCCCGAGGTCAGCACCACGGCGAACCCGTTTTCATCGAGCTGAATCTGGCCCCACTTGTTGCGCAGGATGATGGCGCCGTCCTTTTCCATCGCGATCATGGCGTCGGCGTCGGCCCCCTGTTGCAGCATAGCCATGCTGCCGTCGACCTTGCCGATGAGTGCGGTGGGGCTGGTCGGGGCGCAGAAGGCCGCGTCCCCTTCCCCGAGGTCACCGACCGCGGTGGCGGCCCGGGTGTCCCGGGTGGCGACGATGACGCGCGAGCCGCCGACGGTGGCGACGGCCGCCTGGCACTTGCCCTTATCGTCCGGCGGGGCCGGGCGGTAGACAATGCACCCGAGGCCCCAGACCTCGACATCTCGGCCCGTCTGCCCGTCCTCTTGCCCGGCGTCGCGCACGGCGCAGGTGACCACCTGGGCCTCGCCACCACTGGCGTCCTTGGAAAATGTGGACTCGGTCACGTCCACCCAATCGATCCAGGTGCTCATGGGCGGTCCTTGTTGGTCTCGTTGTCCACGACGATGGGGAACCACCCGAGGTAGGTGCGCTGCGTGGCGTCCGGCTGCCGCTCGGTCACGGGCTTCTTGGGCAGTTGCCCGGCGGCGGCCTTGTAGTTTTCAGGCGGCGGCGGCGGGCTGTCGCTGGCGTAGTAATCGAGCAAGAGGCTATCCGCCGGGATCAGCGTCATCTCGGTGAAGGTGCCGGACCGCGACTTGCGAAAGGTCCGCTGCTCCACCCACATCAAGCCCTCGACGCCACAGTCCTCGTCCTTGACGTTGACCACGGTGTCCACGGTCCAGACGCGGCCCGATGTCGGGTCAGTGAACCCGCGCACCTTGACCGTGTAGCGCAGCGCCTCGCGCAGGGCCTTGCCCATGACGAACCGCGCCACCGCGTCGGCGTGGTCCTTGGTCGCGCTCTCCTCGTCCGTCAGGTAAAACGGCTTGAAGAAGGGCGCGTCCGGGTTGATGGCGCAGCCGATGGGGTTGGACTTGTCGCCGGGCTTGCTGCCCTTGCCGCGCACGAAGACGTGAGACGGCACCCGGGTGTTGTCGCTGTCGATGCTGCTCTCTTCGATGGTGTTCGACAGGCCGGCGGCGCCGCGCACCAGCCGGATCTCCCCGGCCGGTTCTTGCTCGTAGGTCGGGGTGCCGATCACGATCCCCTGCCCGTCCGGCAGCGCCCAGGCGTGGTAGCCGACGCGGTGGGCAAAGCGGGTGAAGTATTGAAACCCGCCCTCGTTCGCCTTCGGGTAGATCTCTTTCAACGTGTCGGTCGTCTTGCGCCGGCCCTTCTTGGGCTTGGCCTTGACCGGCTTGCCGACCGCGCGGTTGCGGCCGTCGATGACCACGGCGTCCGAGTCGGACACCTTCACCGGCAGCAGGAAGTGCTCTTCAAACAGGAGCTTGGCCAGGTCCATCAAGGACATGCCCTTCTTGACCGGCAGCCGCGGATCGACGTTGGAATCCACCACAGGGGAGAGCACGTCCCGCCCGGTGATGGTGACCAGCCGCCCGGCCCGGCTCGACCGCATCCCGACCTTGTCCAGGAAGCCGCCCAGCACCGGGTTGCCGTTGATCTCCAGAAGAAACTGGGCGCCCTTGCGCAGCCGACCGAGCAGGCCGAACCGCGTCTCGTCCGCGGCCACGGAAAGTTGCATCGTCTGGCACGGATCCAGGAACGAGTCGGTGATGACGCACTCGGTCCACAGGTCGTACTGCGTCCCGTCCTCGATGGTCAGCGTGAGGCGGTCGAGGTCGGGGGAGGTCATACCGCGGCGATCATGACGGGCGTGCCCACGAGGAGGGTGGTCTGCCCGGCGAGGATGGGGTTCAGTTTGGCGAAGGCGCCGACGGTCATGCCGAAGTACCCGGCCGCGCCGGCCAGCGACGTGGTGAACGGGACGATGGCCGGGATGGTCGGCTTGGCCTTCTTGGTGACCTCGACCGACAGGGCCAGCAGCGACGCGAACATGCGCTCGCAGGCGTCCAGCGCCCGGTAGTTCTTCGGGTCGTCGAGGTCTTGCAGCGTGTTGGTCAGGTCGTCGATGGCGCTGGCGTAGCTATCGATCTGCCCGGCGATGTTGCCGATGCCGAGCTTGTACTGCTGCACCGCGCCGTTGAGTTGCTTGATGCTGTCCAGCAGCGACGGCTTGAGCGACTGCGGCAGCGGGGGCGGCGCCGGGCTCACGTTGCCGAGCGCGTCGTCGAGGTTGCGGGCCGCCGTGATGCAGTTGCCCATCGGGCTGTTCTGCCCGAGCAGCGCGTCAAGTTCGTCGGCCTCGTCGGTCGATTCGATGAACTCAACCTGCACATCGGCACCGTCCCGGCGCATCACGTCAAACGACGCCTTGTAGGACTGGCACTTGACCTTGATGACCCCGAGGACCGGGTGCAGCAGGTCGCCCGCCGTGCGGTCCATGCACGCCCGGGTGAACGCCTGGTAGAGCGTCGGGAACTGCAACCGCTCGCCCACGACGCCGTTGCGGAAGATGGCCAGGAACGAGAACGTCGCCGGGTTGCGCCCGGTGCTCTCGATGTAGCCGGCATCTCGATCCGGGTAGAGGTGGGCCGCGTGGGCGTGGGTGAACCCCCAATCCATCGGCCCGCACACGAACTCGATGTCCCGCCACGACGCCTTGGGCATCTTGGCAAACGCATCGAGGTCGCTACGCTTGGTGACGGGGTCGATGGGCATGGTAGTTCAGCCTGGGGGCTGGATCTTGGGGTTCTGCGCGTTGGCGGCACCGACCGCGGCACCGACAGCCTCGGCAATCGGTCCGGCCATCGCCGCGCCCATGGCGGCCGGGTCTTGCTTGGGTATCGCCTTGGACAGCGCCGCCTCCAACGCGGCAGCCTGTTCGCCTGCGCGTGCGGCCGAGTCGTCGCCCAGCATCTTGTCCACCTTGCCGCTGAACGAGCCGTCGTTGGCGGTGGCGCGCAGTTGCCCGGTAAGTTCGCGGGCGCGCTTGATGTCGCTCTCGGACGCGGTGCCCTGAAACATCTTCTGTTGCAGTACCGTCGATTCGTTCCCGAGAGCCTGGCGGGTCTTGGTGCGGTCCTTGTATTGCTGGTCTTGTGAGTCGGTTACCATGGTGCCCAGCATCCCGCCGGCCACCGCGGCGCCGACGACGGCCGCCACCGTGCCACCCGCGGCCAGAGCGCCACCGCCCTTGGCCAGTAGCCCGGCACCGGCTGCCTTGGCACTTCCAGCCAGCGCGCCGACACCCGAGCCGATGGCCCCCTGGACCAGGCTGCTACCTGCGGCCACGCCCAGCGCGCCCTTGGCCGCCATGCCGCCGACGAGCAGCGCCGCGGCGGCCTTGGGACTCTCCACCGCTCCGCCGATAAGTTTGGCCAGCATGGTGGCGGCCTGTGCAGCGGCAGGTGCCAGTTGACCGAGGGCCTTGGCGAGTTGGTCAGCATTGGGCGCCACTGCCTCGATGAACTTCGTCAGGATGGCGGCGCCTTGCTCGGCCACCGGGGCGAACTTGAGCATCGCCGGAATGAGCTTGTCAGCCATGTCCCCGGCGATCTGGTCGAGCCGCTGTTGAAAGATTTGGGCCTTCGCTTCCAGACTGTTCATCGAGGCTGCGTTGCTATCGTTGATGTCCTTGTCGGACATGACCGCGCCCTTCGTCATGCGGTCGATCTCTTCCTGTAGCTTCGCGCGCCCCTTGCCCTTGCTCGCCTCATCGGTCCCGCCGCCGCTGCCTTCCAGGTACTTGTTGGACAGGCCGCGCATGGCACGCGCGCCGACGACGTTGGCGAACATCGGCTGCAACTTGTTGATGTCGCCGCCGGTCTTGTCGATGGCCTCCGAGATGATGGCCACCGGGTCGCGCAACTTGCCACCCTCGCCTTTGAGGCTGATACCCATGCTGTCGAAAGCCTTCTTACGAGACGGCGTGGTGAACGTCGTCACGAGGCCAGAGACGGCGGCCGCCGCGGTCGCAGGGTTCCACGCGCCACCGCCGCCGCGCGCCTCCTGACCGAGCATACCGACCTTCAACATATTGGACCCGGCGTTGCCTTCAAACTGCTGGGCCGCGGCAGCGTACCGGGCGCCGCCCTTGGCCCAGTCGCTCATCTCGATGGACCCGAGTTTGCCCTGTCCGGCAACGCCCTTCATCACCTGCATGATGGCGGCGGCCTTCTGCCTGGCCTCTTCCTCATTCGTAGCTGCGTCGCCCATGGCCTTGCCCATCTCACCCGCGGCGGCGACGGCCTGCGCCAGGTCGGTGCCAGTGGCGCGGGCAAACTTGGATATGTCAGGCAAGAGCGCGCGAGCGGTCGCAAGGTCGCCAGTCACCTTGGTAAACCCGGCCACGCCCTCGATTGCCTGGCTCGGGTCAATGGCCGAAGCCATGCCTACTGCGCTGGCCTCCTTCATGAGCGTCCTAGGATCGACACGCTGCGTTTGGATACCCTTGCCGTTCTCCTGATAACCGCTGTTGCTCAGGTCGACGGCGCGCTTTTCAAGTTCGGCCCGAACTTGAATGGAACGGCTGAGTCCGAACTCGACTCCGGCCCCGGACATGAGTGAGCCAGCCAAGTCCATGCCGCCACGGACCAGGGCACCGGCACCGCGACCCAGGGTGGCCACGCCGTGCGCGGCGCCCGAGACGCCGCCGCCGACCATGCCGCCCAGCAGCCGGTTGCGCTCCTTGGCGTTCTGCTCAGCGCGGTTCTTGGCCTGGTTTTCGGCGCGGCGCTTCTCGTTTTCGAGCTTGCGCTCCTCGGCCATCTTCTCGCGATTGGCCTGACGGACGACGGCCACCACCTCGGCCGAGGCGCGGCGTTCTTCCTGGACCTTCTCGCGGTTGGCCTGACGGACGACGGCGACCGCCTCGCGCTCCATGCGGCGCTGTTCGGCGGCGACCTTGCGCTGTTCGGCGATGACCGAACGAGACGCGCCGGCCGCGCCGGACACGCGCTCACGGTTGGCCTTCTGCTCGTTCTGCGTCGATTGCCGGATGGCGCGTTCCGACGACTTCAGGACGGTCGAGATGGCCCGTGCCACGGCGTCGGCGCCGCCGATCTTGAAGTCTATTTTGACGACGCCGGCCATGGTTTATTTCTTGTTGAACTCGTCCACGGCGCGCATGACGCCGAGGGCGAGGATCAGGTCGGTGGGAGGCCAGTCGAGAGGGCACCCGTCTCGTCCAACCGCCTCACGCAAAAATCGAGCAGGGTCTCCAGTTGCTCTCGCGAGCAAAAGGAGAAAGGGTGTTCGAGCGTGCCCTCCTTGACGGCACGCAAGAAGGCTTCGATCTCACCATCGGTCAGGTCACCGAGGCGCGGGTGCTGGGCGGCGATCTTGGCGTAGACGTTGGCGAGGCCCCCGAGTTCTTCCGGGGTGCAGTGCTCGCGCATCTCGTGGACGCCGTGCGGGAAGAACGCCTTGTCCGGGTCGTCCGGCTCGCGGCACGCCACGGCCAGGATCTCCGTGATGCGGGCGTTGTGCTCCAGTTCTTCTGGCCGCCAGTCGAGGGCCTGGTCCTTCTTGCTGCTGGCCAGCAGCCGCTCGACGTAGAGCCGCGCGTTGGCCAGGGCGAGGTCTTGCTCGGCCACGGTGAGCAACCGTACGTAGACCTTGGCCACCGGCAGGCCGGCGTCATCGAAGCGCGGATAGTCGGCCACGGCGTGCCGCAGCTTGCCGCGCGAGATGAGGCGCTGGACCAGCACGCCCGGCGCGACGTGGCGCGGGTCGATGTCGGCCGGGATCTTGCTCGGCTTGTTCTCGGGCAGCGGCATCAGAAGGCCGACGCTTCAAGGGGCGAGCCCATGAAGTTGAACTTCACCTCGGCCCCCTTGTCCACGCCCGTGGCCATGTCGAGGCCCGAGATGAAGCCCTTGCACTTGAGCTTCTTGCTGCCGAGGTAGCAGACGAACTCCACGACCTCGACGCCCTGCAAGGCCGTCAGCGCGTCGTAATCGAAGCCGGCGCGGGGCAGAGCCTCGGTCACCTCGATGTCGGTCTGCTCGGCGCCAGGGCTGACGCCGGCAAAGCCTTTTTGCATGGTGTTGATGGGGTTGAGCTTCGGATCCGATTTGACGGTGAAGCTGACGCACTCGACCAGAAGCTTGCCGTCGAAGAAGACGGCGCCACGGTCGTAAATCTGCAAGGAGGCCATGGGAGGTACCTCAAACGGCAATGGCCCGACGCACGCGCGTGTCTGTGCGTGGTCGGGCCGTGGTCACGGGGTCGGGTGGCGCGGTCAGGCGCCGGGATGTGGGAGGCGGGCTACAGCGGGCGGGCCGGGTCTCAGGTGGCGGCGCTGGACTCTTTGACCAGCAGCGCGTGCTGGTGCAGCAGGATGGCGCTGTAGAGCGGCACGCTGATGTTGATCCGGCTGGGCAGGCTCGGATCCTGGCCGACCTGGATGCCATCGATGGTCGCCTGCCGTTTGGCCGGGTCGAGCCAGCCGGCGTCCACGTAGTCCGAGACGAGCTGCTCGACGCTGGCCTTGATGCGCCGCGGGGTGGCGAACTCCGGGGCCGGCTCGCGGGCACCTGCAACCGGATCGCTGGTCACCTTGGTCCACGGCGAGGCGGCGAACTTGGCCACCTGATCGCTGGCGAACTTGTCGGCAATGCACACGACATGCGAATCGCGGACGCGGTAATCGAAGTTGCTACCGTTCTTGCAGTACGTGGTGATCGACCGGACCACGTAGGGCTGCCCGCCGTCGGTGTAGGCGATGGGGGTCACGCCGCCGTTGAGCATGGTCTTCAACTCGGTCATCGTCGGCCGGGCGCTGTCGTTGTACGGCGCCGAGAGGATGAGCGTCTGGCCGGGCTTGGCGCCGTAGCTATCGAAGTTGAACGACGGGTCCACGGTCTCTTCCTTGATCATGCTGGCGCCGACCGTGGCGCACAGCACGTAGTGCTCGACCGGGCACTCCTCGGCGTTGACCAGCCGCGCACGCGGCCGGTTCATCGAGGTGCCGCTGGCGAGGGTGACGGCGGCCGACGGGGTAAGCGCCGCGCCGAAGATGCACTTCTGCCGGAACCCGGTCGAGGGCTCGGCCTGGATCGACACCTGATCGAGCAGCGCGTCGATGGGGGCGGCGAGCTGCACGCCGGCCAGGATGTAATCGAAGCTCCGCGCCAGCATGGTGGCCAGCGCGGCGGTGTAGGAGATGGTGCCGACGCCGATGGCCGCTGCGCCGACGGCCGACGCACCGAAGGCGGTGTCCGCGGTCGGGGCCACGGTGGTGCCGACGCCCGTGCCGGTGATCTTGGCGCGGAACCGGATGCTGTTCAGATCCACCCCGGCCACCTTGCCGGTGAAGGTCACGACGCCCGAGGCATTGGCCGCCGTCGCCGGCAGCCAGGTCCGGTTGTTGAAGGCAATCACCGCGGCGTCACCGATGACCGTCGGGGTGTCCCCGGTGGTGATCGGCACGTCGATGTCCTCGCCCGCGAAGGTGATCGTCAGCACGCCGTTGGCGGTGGCGGTCGTGGTCAGGGTGATGAGGTCCACGGCGGCCGACCCGGTGGCCGCGGTCGGGCACAGCAGGTAGACCTCGACGGACTTGCACGACGCCAGGAAGGCGCGGGCCATGCGGTGCGCGACCGAGCCGGGGCCGGCGTAGGTGATGAAGTCCGCCTCGTCGGACAGGGGCCCGACGATCTGCGTGTCCACGGTGATGCTGCCGGCGCTGGTCTTGGGCGCGAGGATCAGGACGCGCTTGGGCCCGAGGTCGCCCGCGGTCTGGCCTTGCGCAAACCGCACCTCCGCATAGATGCCGGGGACGGGGTTGCTGGTGTCAAGCCCGGTCAGGGCCATGCTGAGGGTGCTCATTGTGCGGGCTCCTTGAAGGTCAGACCGAAGGCGGCGGCGGTGGCGGCGTCGGCGGGCAGCAGCTCGCCCGCGCGCAGGCACTTGGCGAAGTGGCCGCGCAGCATGGCGGCCTCGCGTTTGCTGAGGGTGTAGGCGGTCGGCTCGGACAGCGCGTAGGCGCCATCGACGAACCGCTTGCCGAGGATGCGGGCGACGCCGTTGTCCAGGGCGCGCGGGCACTGGACGTTGACGCCATCGACGCCGGCAAACGACCAGCGGACGAGGGGTAGGGTCATGGTTCGTTTTCCGAGTAGGCGGTGACGACATCGATGGCGTCGCCATCGGTGCCCAGCGCCACGGTCAGGTCGTGGCTCCACAGCGGCAGGGCGGCCTCGCTGTCGAGTCGCGAGTAGAGTTCAGCCTCGATGTCGGCTTGCAGCGCGGGGAACATCCCGCCCACGTCGTCGCCCGGCGCAAACGCCCCGATTTCCCACGAGGTCAGGGCCACGCGGTCGGCGCCACCCTCAGCCCAGACGCGCCGGCCGCTCTCGTAGTGGTCGAGGCCGCCGAGGTCGGTGGCCAGCGTCAGCAGGTCCACCGCGGCGCGCAGCATCGGCGCCACGCGCTCGTGCTGGTCGAGGTTCAGGTCACCGCGCAGGATGTAGACGAGGCGGTACTTGGCCGCGGTCATCGACCGGGACAGGGTGCGCTCGCCACCCCGGCCGTTGACGGCGTACAGGGCCAGCAGCGGGTAACGCCGGGTGATGTTGCCGAGGTACGGCGCCGGGTCGACGGTCATCGTGTCGATGCACGCCTGTGTCCCGGCGGGCGCCCCGCCCCACGCCAGGGCCGCCGCGTACGGTTTGCCGAGGTAGTGGTTGAGGACGTGCTTGAAGTAGGGCAGCGCCTCGGCCACGAACGGGTCGCAGGGGCGCAGCAGGGAGGCGGATTGGGCAACCGGCGCCAGGGGCGCGATCAAGGCGCCGCCCATGCGCAGGCGTTGCTCGCCGGCCTCGGTCGCGCTCGGTCCCTGCGTCGCAAACGACGCGGTGGCGCTGGCGGGTTGGGTCATGGGTCAGGCGAGGTAGAAGAGGCCGGTGGAGGGCCAGATCACGGCGAGGTCGCCGCCGGCCGGGTCGGTCACCGGGTAGGACAGGGCAGCGACCAGCAGGCCGGTAGCATCGGTGCCGCCGGTCTCGACCACGACGCACACCCACCCGACGGCCCCGGCGTCGAGCGCCGTCCAGGTCAGGTCCGCGGCGTCGAACACCACGCGGCCCTGTGCGTCCAGGGCGACGGTCTTGGACGCCAGGGTCTTGCGACCGCTGCCGCCGTAGCCGCCCGTGTAGCCGGTGCCGCTGATCTCGTAGGCGCTGGCCGCGGCGATGGTGGCGTCGGTGACCGACGGCGTGTACGTCGGCCTGGCCAGCAGCACCTTGAACGTGGCGGCGTCCCACGCCGTCGCCGTCTTGGACAGGGCCAGGCGGCCGGCGTTGGTGAGGATCGAGGTGGCCATTATCCGAGCCCTGCCGAGAAGATGGCCTCTTGCGCCGCGCGCTCACCCGTTGCCAGGAAGCGCGGCTCGGCGGCCGAGGACTCGATGGTGATGAAGTTGCGGGCCTTGGTGCCCGGGTGGCGCACGCGACGCGCGAACACCTTGGCGCCGTTGACGACGAACCGGAGGAGACTGCGGCCCTTGCCTCCCCTGCCCTGCCCTTGCTGGACGGGGCCGGACGCGCCGCCGCGCAGCCGCGGCATGATGACGTGCGCCTTGGTCCCGTCGTTGATGAACCGGGCAATGGCCCGGCCCGACGACACCCGGGCGCCCGTGCCGCCGTCCTCGCCCAGGGGGGTGACCTTGAACGACGCCTTGGTCTTGCCGGTGCGGTCCTGCCAGTAGTTCCCGGACAGGATGCGGCGCATCGTCTCGGTGGCCTCATCCATGGCGGCATCCGACGCCCGGCGGCGCAGGTCTTCCGCCATCTCCTTGCCGCGGGGCGGCAGGTCGGAGAGGTCGATCTCGACGGTGAACATAAGAAGTCGCCGAACGAAGAGGAGCCGTCCACGACGGTGAACATCGTGGTGGAGGTCTGCACGACACCGCCCGTGACGACCGACGACGCCACCGGGGGCGGCGCATCGACCATCTTGGCCAGCCCGGTCGCGATGCGCTCACAGAGCTTGTCGGCTTGCGTGCGCAGCCGCGTCAGGTAGCTGTCCTCGAGACGCAGCGCGAACTCAGGCTTGCGCTCGAACGACAGCGCCATCGCGTACAGGACCGCGGCTTCCTTGGCCAGCGCCGGGGGCGGCGAGGCCATCGGGAAGGTGCCGGTGTAGCTGCGCGCGATGGTGCCGTCCACGAGGTCCGAGGCCGTTTGCAGCAGGGCCGTCATGGCCGCCGCGTTGATGGTCCCGGTGTTGTCGTCGTCGTAGAGGGCCAGGACGCGAGGGACACCGAGCCTGTTTTCCAGGTCGGTCTGCGTCAGGTAGGCCATCAACGAAACCCGACGTAAGTGCCCGTCGAGGCGGTCTTGACGATCTTGACGGCGAGGTTGGTGATCTCGTCGTCCGCGGCCATCGCCCGGGAGTGCGTGGTGGCGGCGTCGTCACCGTCCAGCACCACGACCACGGTACCCGCCGTCACGCACCGCAGGATGCGCAGGGGCGGGTCGTAGGTCGTGGCGTCCGCGGCGGTGACGGCGACCGTGTAACGACAATGACCGATCCAGCCGGGACTCTGCCCGTCAAATTTGTCGGCCATCGGTCACGCTCACTGGTACGCGCCCTTGATGACGCCGCCGACGTAGGTGGAGGTCATGGTCTCCACGTCCTGGTGGATGACCACCATCATGTTGCCGCCCTGCGAGCCGCGGTTCTGGTTGAAGAACTCGCGCACGATGAACCCGCCGGACGACTGGCTCGCGTCCTGGCTGCCGCTCTGGCTCCACCGGAAGGTGTAGCTGGTGGCCACGTCGTCCTGCGACGCCGGGGGCATCTGCGGGGGCTGCCGGAACAGCACCACGTCGTTGCCCCAGATGTAGGACTTGGCCGTCGAGGACGACATGGCCTGCATCTTGGCGACGTAGATGGGCGGGAGCTGAAGCAGCGCCGAGATCTCGGCGGGGCTCGGGATGGGCGAGGCGTTGTTCTTGTAGGCGTAGAACGCCCGCACCGCGTTGTTGCGTACGAAGGCGTTGTAGACGGGGAACGGCATGAGGATGCCGCTGCACTCGCCCCACGAGGCCTCCATGCGGTCCATCAGATCCTTGACCGGATCGGACGACGCGCCCGCGTTCCACTTGTAGGCCGCGCCGGCCGCGGTCAGGTCGCCGACGTTGGCGCTGGCCCAGTTGGCCGAGGTGGTCAGCATGGTGGAGACGCGCAGCTCGCGGTTGAGCATGAGCGCCTGCATGATGCGGCGCGCGGTCGCCTGCCGGATCTTGAGGGGGGCGTCGGCCGCCGCCTCGATCTGCGAGGACACGAAGCCGCCGAGCGCGTACTCGACGGTGGTGAAGGTCGCGTTGCTCAGCCGGGGGCTGATCTCGGCCACCTGCCCGCCAGGGGCGCCGACCGACGGGTTGGCCGTCTGGAAGGCGTCCTCCTTGGCGAACGTGTAGAACTTGTCGCTGGGCTTCGGCACCAGCAGGGCGGGGCTCACCACGTCGGCCATGGGGGGCGCGTTGGCGTAGCCGGCCGCGTAGTTCGGCAGGGAGGCGGCCTGGTGAACGTCGCCGGTCCCGAGGTCCATGCGGATGCTGGACTCGCGCGCCGACGAGAAGATGGCCTTGGCCTGCTCGCGGTCGCCGTTGCTGCTGGCCAGGGCCAGGTTGGCGGCGGAGAACTCGGCGCAGTAGTCGGCGAGGATGGCCGCGCGGGTCTGGTCCTGCGTGCGGTCCATGACCGACAGCTTGGTGACCTCGGCGCCGCTGGCGTCGTAGACGTGGCCGTTGTTGATGTCGAGTTTGAAGGCGCGGCCCGAGCCGTCCTTGTAATCGATGACGTGAGATTTCGCCATGGTAGGGGGCTCCGGGCTCAGGCGTTCTTGGCGGGCTGGAGGAGGACGGCGATCAGCTCGCCCTCGGTCGAGGAGGTGATGGCCATGCCGATCTGGGCGGCGGCGGCCGAGTGGGCCTTGGCCCAGCCGACCTTGAGGGCGGTGGCGCTGGCCTGCACCATGGTGCCGGCGGTGATGGTGCCCTCGCACTTGATCAGCGCGATGCCGCTGGTGCGGACGATGCCGGTGGCGCCAGCGGCGATGTCGGCCGTGGTCACGCCGACGACGGAGACGCCGGCCGAGCCGGGCAGGGCGATGCCAGCGGCGTTGTTGGTGCCGGTGGGCGAGACGACGTTGGAGGTGTCGATGATCACGGCCAGGTTGGCCGCGACGGTCGAGCCGCCGTAGTTCTTGAAGGGGAAATCCCCCAGGGACGGCGTGGAAGAGATCTGCTCGTAGACGGCCATGGCTCAGGCCCCCTTGCGGTTGAAGAAGATGTTCTGGGCGGCCTCGAGCGAAATGCCCCTGGCCTCGGAGAGCGCGCGGATCGCGCCGCGGACATCGGTGACGACGGCGGCCGGGTCGTCGGCGCCGAGCACGGCGGCCGGCGCGTCCGGCGCGCGCGGCGGGACGACCTCGATGGACAGCAGGCGCTTGGCCGGGTCCACCTTCGGATAGAGCTTGCGGAAGGCGTCTGGCGAGGCGGTCAGGAGCGCCAGCAGCGCGTCCTTGTCGCCGGCAGCGATGCCCTTGGCCTTGCCGTGCGCGGCGATGGCTTCGGCCACCTCGGCCTCGCGGTCGGCGGCCAGGCGGGTGGCCTGCTCGGCGCGCAGGGCGTCGAGTTCGGCCTGCACCTTGGCGGCCTGCTCGTTGAGCGTGACCACCTCGGCGTCGCGGGCGCGCAGGGTGAGGGTGGCCGCGTTCAGGTCGGCCTCGGCCTTGAGGGCGCGGGTCTCGGTGGCGGTCAGCTTGGTGGCTTGCTCGGCGTTGTCGCGCAGCAGCCGGGCATTCTCTTCGGCGTGGTTCTTGTCGCTCATGGCGGGGGTCTCCGCGCCTGTCCGGCTGGACGGCGGTTCGTCTTCGTCTTCGGCCGAGTGGTGCTCGACCTCGTGTTCGGCGATGGCGGCCTGGATCAGCGCGCGCATGGCCTCGAACACCTGTTCCCAGGTGTGGTGGGTGGGCAGGTTGGCGAGGTCGCGCATCGGGCGCGTGTACGTCCCGAGGTCGACGCCGTGGACGAGGGCGCCCGGGTTGCCGCCGGCTGCCTCGTACAGGTCGCAGACGCGCGAGAGGGCGTCGTTGCACTCGGCCGGCGAGGCCAGCTCCCCGAGCTTCAGGCAGGCGCGCAGGCGCGGCATGAACTCGTGGCTCGAATAGGCCGACATCGTGACGGTCTGCCCGTCGCCGGCCGGGGTGGTGTCGGTCGCCATGACGGGTACCATTCCTCGCAAAAAGGGCTTGTTGGTGAGGGCCACGCTGGTGAGCCGGGCCCCGATGGGCTTGCCGGTCTCCGGGTGCTTGGCGTTGAACCGGATGGCCGGGCTGACGTGGCGGTATTTGCCCTGCCGGATGTAGGTCCGGGCCGGCTCCAACCACTCCACCAGCGCCCACAGGCCGCTGATCCCGCGGTTGTCGAGCTGGCGGATCCAGCCCTGCGCGGGGGCGCCTTCGGCCGGAATGCTGCCCTCGGTCGGTTCGAGTTCCGAGGCGTGCTCAAAATCAAACGCGACCTGGCCGCCGTCCACCTCGGTGAAGTTGCGGCAGATGTCCGAGAACACCACCGGGGTCAGGGCGAAGGGTCCGGCCGGGTGGCCGCGGAACTCCCCGACCTTGGCGATCTGCTGCCAGCGCGGGCCGTCGTCGCCGCCACCTGCGGCCAGCAACAGGCTGGGCGCCTGCACCGTGCGCTCGGTGTCCGCGAGGTGCAGTTCCAGCCGACCATGCACCGGGTGCTTGATCGACAGGTGCATCTTGCGGCGCCGGGGCTTGTCCGGGCTCAGCGCCCGTGTAGCCCGGTCGAGGTCGGCGCGGGCCTTGGCGTAGGCTTCCGGCGTGAGGGTGGCCTTGCTCTTGTCGAGGCGCGCGCGGGCTTGCGCGACGCGCTCCGGGGTGTCGAGGGCGGCCATGGTCTTGTTGGTTTTGGCGGGGCGGGCGGCGCGTACGGCGCCGGGCTGGTGGACATCGCCCACGCCCAGATCCAGGCGGGCGTTGGTGCTCACCGGGTCACCAGTTGGTGATGCAGAAGTCCAGCGTGCTCACGTCGGCGTTGTTGATAGTGCCGGCGGCCACCTCGGCCCGGATCAGGACCGCCGCGGTGCCGGACTTGCCGGCGGTGCGGGACGCGACCGGGGCCGCGTAGCCGCCGGTCGTGGCGGTCGAGGTGCCGGCGGTGTTGCGGGTGACCACGACGGAACTGCGGGTGGTGCTGAAGAGGTAGAGCCCCTGCGTCGCGCCGAGGGTGATGGTGCCGGCCACCAGCGTCAGGGTGCCCTTGACCACGCGGGGATAGAACAGCGGGTCGTCCGTGCCGACGACCTTGCTGCCGGTGCACATGGCCTTCCACGAGGAGCCGGCCCAGAGGGTGCCCTCGGAGACCTCCACGACGCAGCCGTTGTTGATGGCGGCGGCGGTGGCGAAGTCGTCGGCGCGGGTCAGGGCAGCGGTGCCGCCGCCGACCGTGCCCACGACGTAAATGCCGCACTGGGCGGCGGTGGTCTGGTTGGCCAGAAGCACGCGCTCCCCGGCCACGTAGGTGAGGCCGTCGTTGGAGGCCACGGTGAAGGCCGTGAGGTCGGCCACGTTGGCGAACACCACGCCGCGGACCAGGCTCGGCGCCTTGTCCAGGTCGGCCTTGGCCGCGGTGGCGACGGTCACGAGGGCATCGGCGACGGCAAACGCGCTGCCGCCCATCTGGGGCTTGGTGGGGACGGTGATGGTGCTGGGCATGGCGGTGGGTCTCCGGGGTAAGTCAGTCGTCGCCAGCGTCGCCGCCGGCCTGATCGGTGACGCCGCCCTCGGCGGTGTCGGGGTCGTCCTCACGACCACCGCGCGGGCGGTCGATGTCGTCCGGGGTCGGCGCGTCCTTCTCGGGCGCCACCTCGGTCGGCGGCGCGTCCTTGACGGGCGCGGGGTCCGGCTTCCTGGACGGGTCGAGCGGGGGCGGGGCCCCGGCGCTGACCGGCACCATGCGGCGTCCGGCCACGTTGTCCGGGGCCAGCGTCGGCACGCCGCACTGGCGGGCCACGGCGTCGGCGTCCACGGGGATGCCGCTGGCCGCCGCCTTGGTGTTCAGGTCGAGGACGGCGTGGGGGCTGGGCTTGTCGAGGTGCAGTGTGGCGCGCGGCGCCAGGTGCGTCCGGCCGGGCCAGTTGCGGTCCACGCACGGCACCAGCAGGTCACGGTCGAGCGTCTGGCAGAGCATCCCGGCCGACAGCCGTGCGCCCTCCAACTCGCCCTCCTTGCCGGTCTCGCTCGTGCCCTTGCTCCCGAACTTGCCGGCGCTGGTGGTGAACGTGTTGCCGAGCAAGAGCCGCGTCGTCTGCTCGTCGCAGATGGCGATCCACTCGGGCACGGTCATCGTGGACGCGCTGCCCTTGAGGGCGGGGCCATCCATGTGAATCTTGATGGCGTCGGCCAGCGTCGCCGCGGTCAGGGTGCCGATGCCGAGCGCCTTCACCGTGGCGTCCGCCTGCGCGATGTCGTCCGGCGAGGCCGCGCGCGGCACGTCCGTGCTGGTCGTGGCGTACGAGGCCCAGGTGAGGATCTTGGTGTAGCGCTCGATAAACGAAGCGCCCTGCCGCATCCCGATGATCTTGAAGGCCATCAACCACACCAGCGCGCGGCCCAATCCCTCGCGGGTCGGGTAGTCGTCGCGGAACTGCGGGGTGTGGACGACGAACTTGCCGGGCGGCATGTCCCGGGTGATGTTCAGGCCGAACCCGGGGCGGTTGGTCGGGGCGTCCCAGCCGTAGCCGGTGACCGACCCCTGATCCCACAGGTGCAGATCCCACGAGCCGGCGTCCGGGTAGGCCAGGCGGCGGCTGTGGACGAACGTGAGGCGGCGAGGCCAGAAGCCCCCGTCCACGTCGCCCCACACCACCTCGCTCGCCGCGACGCCGAGGATGTCGGCGCGGGCCAGGCTGGCGAGGCGCTGCGTCAGGTCCGGCAGGCCGAGGATGCGCTGGCTCACCGTCTCGGCGATCTCGCGGGCGAGGTCGGCCTCCGGGTGGTCCGGCGGCAGGTCCGGCGGGCCGATGCTCAGCCGGGCCCCGGCGATGGTCTGCACCCGCTTGACCACCATGGCCTGCGCGTGGGCGTCCCGCTCGATCAACTCGTTGAACAGGTCAACGTAGTTCTGGCGGTAGCCCGTGGTGCAGATGCGCAGGGCATTGCTCACGTACTGGAGCGTGAGGCCCGACCCGAGGACGACCGGGTAGCGGTCGATCAGGGGCGCGGGCGCCAGCAGGTCCGGCGTGGGCGTCGGCGCCATGGCGAGCGCGGGCGCGGCCGGTGGCGCGGTGGTTGCGGCGCCTCGGCCTTTCTTGCGTGCCATGGGGGTGGGTGTCGGTCAGAGGTCAGAAGCCGAGCGAGGCATCGTCCGGGTGGAACAGTGCCAGGGGCGGGGGCGGGACAGCGGGGCCATGGCCACGAAAGATCGCCAGACACACGGCGTCGGCGTGGTTGGGGCTGCGCTTCAGCCGCTTCTTGGTCTCGTCCTTGGACTCAACCTGATAGCGGCCCTGCGCATCGAAGCCGTAGTGCGGGGCCACCAGCTCGCCGGCCAGCTTGTCGTCTGGCGGCAGGGCGCCGCCTTCCTTGAGCCAGTCGGCGGCAGAGAACCAGAGTTGATCGCGCAGCCGGTGGTAGTTCTCGCTCGTAGCAGCCTCGGACACGTTGACCTCGATCACGTCGAGGATGTCCCGGTGCTGCTTGAGCTGGTCGGCGCAGGACGCGCCCACGCCGATCACGTCGATCTTCACCTGCGGCTTGGGCTCCCCCGTGCGACGCAGGGAGCGCACGGCCTCGACCACCCGGCCGGCGAGTTGGATGCCGTCCAGGCCGGTGAAGGCTTGCAGCGGTAGGATCTTCTTGCCGCGACGGGCGGCAATCACGCTGTCGTCGTCGCCATACCGAGCCGGGTCCACCCCGAAGGCCAGGTCACCCTCGGCCGGGGTGGTGGGCCAGATGTCCTGCGCCTGAGTGAGCCAGGCCAGGGCCACGACCACGTCGGACCCCTGTGCCGGGAAGTCGCCCTTGACGCGGACGGCGTAGATCGGGGACTCAGTGCCCCACTCGCGCCGCTTCTCGTCCACCCACTCGGCCGTCGCCAGCCCGGGGATGATGACCCGGCCGGCGCGTGCGTTCGGGGTGTCCTCGCTCGAAAGTTTGAAGGTGCGCCAGAACTCACGCTTGGCGTGGAAGGCGTCGTAGAACGTCCCGACGGTCTGCGTCGGGTTGCTGAACATCACGATGCGGGCGCCGCCGGCCCGGTTGCCTTCGATGGCCTCGAAGATCGGCTCGGGGATGCCGCTCGCCTCGTCCAGGATGAACAGGACGTTCTGGCCGGAGATGCCGGCCATGCGCTCGGGCTTGTCGGTGCTGAACCCCTGCACCCGGCGACCGTCGGCCAGCGCGTAGCCGGTCGAGGGGTCGAGGGCGGGCTCGGGTCCGATGCGTACCCGGCTCTTGGTGTAGAGCAGGCGGAACTCGTGCCAGAGGATCGCCTTGACCTGCCGTGCGGACGACGAGGTCATCACCACCCACGCACCCGGACGGGTGGCCACCCACCAGTGGGCGAGGATGGCGGCGGCGCGGCTCTTGCCGATCTTGTGGCCGGACCGGACCGCCACGCGGGGCGACTCGGGCACGGCGCGCAGGATGTCGGCCTGCCGGTCCCACGGCTCGGTACCCAGCGCCTCGCGGGCGAAGGCCACCGGGTCATCGCGCCAGCGGTCGAGGAGCTTCTGGGCGAGGGCCACGCGCTCCGGGGTCGGGGCGGGGGTGGCGCCGCCCTTGGCCTTGCCCGAGGGCCGCGGCTTGCGCGGTCGGCTCGGGTACAGGCCGGGGAGGGTCATGGGTCGGTCGGCTTGTCCGCGGGCGGTGGTTGCGGCTGCGGGGACAGCGCCAGGCCGAGCAGGTCGCCCAGTGAGTCGATGTGCGCGTTGACCTCGACCGGGCGGTCGCCCTCAAGGATGTCGTGAATGGCGCCAGCCACCTCGCGCACCTCGCGCAGGCATCCGAGGTACAGGGTGACGGCGCCCATGCTGGGCTTGTTTTCCAGGTTCAGGTTGACCGACTCGGCCACCGTCTGCGCCTGGTTGGCTACCCACGCCAGCATGTCGAGGTGGTGCATACGCTGCGAGACCACGGCGCCCATGGCGGCGGTCATCTGCGGCGGGCTCTCGGGCTCGGGCACCGACTCGGCCACCCGGCGCTTGACCTCGTCAGCGACGACTGGGCGCAGGTGGGTGTTGCGGTGGTTGTGGAGCGACTGAAAGGCGATGCGCTCGCCGTGGGTCTCTTCCAGCCATGCACTGACCCGGCGGGGGGATTCCCCGGCGAGCAGTCGGCTGTCGATACCCTCGCGGTGCTCGCTCTTGCAGGCGCGGCACTGAACGAATGGGGCCGTGGACATCGGCTTGGTCCTGTCAAAGCGACCGTCAGGCCGTGTTATCCGGCAAATCGCAGCGGTCGTCAGGGCGTCGCGGCATCCGTCAAGGCCCCGTCAAGGCTGCCCAGCGTGCGCGCGTTCACCTACCTATCAGGTGCGTTTGGCCGCGCAAGTCGCGCAGATCGCGCAGGTTGCGGCGTCCGCGCAGTCCGCGGATACCTCGTTTTCCCGGGGTCTCACTCGTCGGCGCCGCCGTATTTCTTGGCCCACTTCTCGGCCAGCTCCTCGAACAGGTCGGCGTTGCGCTCGCGCAGCAGCGCCACCTTGATCCTCCACATCAGGCCGATGCGCCTCGCCGGGATCTTGCCCAACTGGCACCACTCCTGAAGCGTCCTCTCCGGGATGCTGGTCAACACGGCCATGTCGGCCACGCTCATGTCATCGGGGATCTGGCGCATCACCGATCCTCCCGGCGGGTACACCAGTCCGGCGGCGTCAGGTAGACCGAGGCAAAGGCTTCCTCGGCCGCCTCGATCTGCGCCCTGGCCTGCTCCTCGATCTGCGCCAGGTAGGCCCGGTCCCCTGCCCCGACCATGTCTTTCTTGGCGGCGTCCGGGTCGAACAGGGCCGACAGCCACCGCAGCACGACCGGCCCGGCGTCGCCTTTCCACAGGGGGTCGGCCGGGGTGTCGTGGCGGGTGTCGTGCTCGTAGGCCACCTGAGACGCGGGCTCGGCCGGGGTGGCGGGCTTGTCCTTGCGGGCCCGGCGGCGCTCATGGGCGGCGGCCCCATCTCGAGCGGCGGCGGTGAACGGGGCGGCGGCCCGCCAGAGCCGGCTGGGGTACATGCCGGCGGTGGTGGCGAAGTCCCCGGGGGCGCCGTAGACCACGGCGAGCAGGGACGCATGGGCCTCGCCACAGGCGTGCAGGGCGCGCTCGACGGCGCCAAGCCGGACCATGGCATTCGGGTCGGGCTCGTGGGGGGCATGGGCGCTGTTGCCGGTGCCGACGACGCCGGACTCGGGCACGGACGACCCGCTCGGGAGGACGACCGAGGCGCCGGTCCCGTAGCGCCAGCGGAGCGCGCTCGCGTGCGCGGGGGTAAAGGCAGGTGGTGGCATGGCCGAATCATGCGCCCGTGCGGAGAGGGGTCAGCCCGAGCCCGTCGAGCAAGGCGTCCAGTTCGCGGGACTCGGCGGCGTCGTCTCGGTCCACGGACTCCGGGCGCCGGCAGGCATCGCACAGGTCCACGGTGATGGGGCCGAGGTTGGCGGTGTTGGTGACCATGCCCGTACACTGCCCGGCCGAGCATGTGCCCACCGCGGGCAGGGCCAGGGCCAAGGCGCGGCGGGTCCGGGCCAGCTCGTCCCGCAGTTCATCGATGGCATCAACGGGGTAGTTCGGCATGGCCCCACCCTGCCAGACCCCGGAGAGGGGTCAGCGTTGCGGGTCGGGCTGGTACGGCTGCGGCAGACCGGGCCACGGCATCGGGACAAGTTTGCCACCCTTGCCCGACTCCTTGAGCCCGAGGCCGCGCCAGTGCCGGCGGTACCGCTCGACGTAGGCTTTGCCCTTGTCGGTGATCTCGAACAGGGTGTCCTTGCCGCTGCGGGTCACCCGGACGAGGCCATAGCCCTCGGCGCGCAGCAGGGCATCCACCACGTCACCGTTCTTTCTGTTGGGCGTCAGCGTGGCCATCCACCCGGTGCCGCGCTGCATCGGGGTCAGGAAGGTCATCAGGGCGATGTTCTGCTCGGTGGTGAACCGCTCATCCTTGGCATTGAGGAAGGCGGCGCTGGTCGTGTCGATCATGGCCCGACCGTCTCACACCCGGGAGAGGGGTCAGCCGGTCGCCACCCACCGCCACAGCCTCACCACCCGCACATCCTCCCCCTGGCGCCGCATCCCCCGGACGAGGGCGCGGGCCTGGTGCTGCGGTAGCCGGACCGCCTCTTCTCGCTCGCCCCACAGCCCGTGCAGGTCAAGGAGGTCGGCGGCGGGGCGCAGGGTGAGGTATTCGCGCACGGTGGTACCGCGTGCTGGGTAGTCCCGGGCCACCACCCACCCGACCGTGACCCTGACCCTACCCGGCTTGGCGTCGGTCACGGTCTCACCCGACCTCGCCCGGGTCCATGACCACGGGCGGCACCGGGGCGAGCGTGGCGCGCACATCGGGCATGGCGTACAGGCTGGCCACGACCTGATTCAGCGCGACGACATCCTCGGACATGGCGGTGACACGGCTGGTGAACAGCTCGGCGATCTTGTCGCGTACCTCGGTCAGAGCCTCACCGGCCGAGGCGCCGTACCCGCGCACGGCCGAGCACGTCTGAGATGCGGGCAGAAAGGTCACCTTGGCACCGTAGCGCACCCCGCCGGACGCGCTCATGGTCCGATCACCGGAGACGGTGACGCTTTCGATGAAGGGCAAGGCAACCATGGCGGCGATCTGTTCTTCGATGGTCATGCCCCCGACCCTACCCCGCCCCGCCGAGGGGTCGCCCACCCGCTCCGGACCACCCCGCGCAGGCCCCCGGTCTCGTACGCCCGCGCCAGGTACCACAGGCGCACCGACGCCGCCTCGCACCGGCCACCGTGCTCGCCCAGCCACACCGCCACGGCGCGCAGGGCGCGGCCTACCCGGGGCCTCACGCCCACCCCCGGAGGTCGCAGCGGTCGGCCTGGCGGCGGCGCTTGTGGACCAGACGACGGCAGGCGGCGAGCTGGACCCGGGCGATTCGACGGTGGCGCTTGTTGGCCAGGATGTCTCGCCACACCGCCAGCCGGGGCACACCGCGGGGCCTCACGCCGGCACCCCGCACAGGGCGGCACGGGCGGCGTCCAGGCGGGCCGTGGCGTTGCTGATGTGGTGGGCGAGGCCGCGCGGGATCGGGTGACCCATGATCCGCAGGTGTTCCACCTGGGCGGCGACCGAGACCCACTGATCCACGGCATCGAGGTAGGCGGCGGCGAGGGCAAGCGGGCCGGTCACCGGGGCGACCCCTGGGCCTCGAACGCCCGCGCCCACGCCTGTCCCTCGGGCGACAGGGTGGCGGTGGCGGCCTCGACCTGCGCCGGGGTGGCGTTGTTGAAGGCATCGATGGCGGCTTGCCGGTCGAGGGCGCGCATCCACTCGGCGGCGTCCGGGCCGTGGACCTGGAGGACGCGCTCGCGGGCGGCAGCCCACCGAAGCCTGTCGGTCTCGGCGCCTTCAATGAGGTATTCCGTCCGCGCGGCGACGCTGTCCCGGTCGCTCCCATCCATGGCCTCGGTCACGGCGTCGGCAACGTCGTCCCGGTCCATGCCGGTGCCATGAAACGACGCGGTGGCCGGGTCGAACGTGCAGAAGAGCCCGTCGGGTTGTTGAATCAGGTGGAGAGCCATGCCCTCACTCTGCCTCACCGCGCAGAGGGGTCAGGCACCCCGTGCGCCAGCCCGCCGACGGCCACCTGGAACGACGCCACCCGGTCCACGGCGGCGGCCACCCCGGACCACGGCACCGAGACGCCATACGCCACGACGGCGCCGACGGCGGGCGGGGCGCCGCTGCCCGTGTCCGGCAGCGCCAGACCGTAGGCGGCGGCCAGCGCGGCCAGCATCTCCGGGGTGATCCGGCCGTCGTTGCAGGTGGCGATCCAGTCCTCCGCGGCGCCGATGTCTGAGACCCGTACATGACCGTCCGGCAGGAACCGCACGTACACATCCACGCCCGTGCCATCGAACAGGAACGGGCCGGTCCCCACCCGCACCCACCCGCTCGGCAGGGCCGTGATCTCCCGGGCGCGGGCGGCGTCGTCCAGGGCTTCTGTCAGGCGCAACAGGTCATCCATGCCCGTCACCCTACCCGGCCGCGGCGAGGGGTCATTCGGCGGCCTTCCTCGCAGCAGAGGCGGCCACCATGCGCGCCTTGGCCTCGGAGAAGATGTCCGCGCTTTCCAGCTCGCCCAGCCGTTCGCGCAGCACCTCCCCGACTGCCACGACGAGGTGGTCCAAATCGAACCGTAGCCGCCGACCATGGCTGTCCACGGTGGCCCGGGTCGCCGCCTCCCGGGCCCCGATGCGGGCGTCGAGGGCTTGCTTGGCGGCCTCCTTGACGGCCCGACGTGCCTCGACGGCCACCGCAGGCACCGGCAGCCCGCGCCGGGTGTAGGCGCTGAAGCAGGCTTTCAGGTAGGTCTGCCAGCCGATCAGGTCGTCGTAAGACAGCAGCCCGAGGGCAAGCGTCTGGTCCTCGGCGTCGAGCCCCACCCGCAGCGCACCCGGCGGCGCCGGCAGGTCGGCGGGGCGCGGCGGCAGCCACGCCGGGCGGGCCCACGCGGGGGCGGGCTTGGCCGGGGTCGGCGCAGGCTTGGCGGGCGTGGGTACCGGAGGCGGCACCAGCGCCACCGTCGGGCGCGGCACCTCGTCCGGGTCCGGGTCGGCCTCGTGCTCGAACCACCCGGCGGTGACCACCACGAGCACCCCGCCGGGGTCGTCCTTGGTCACCAGGACCGCGTCGCGGCCGTACGGGGTGGGCAGGTACCACTGGCGCTGTCCGCGGCGCGTACGGGCCGGCAGCGGGGTGGCGTGGTGGGCGTGGGCGTCGAGCCAGGACTGGGCCTCGTCCAGGGTCATGCCGGGCGCCACCCGCTCGACGAACCGGGCGAGGGCGTGCTGCGTGACGATGAGCCTCACGGCGACCCCCGGCGGCGCCGCGTCGCCTCGTCGCGCAGGGTGGACGCGGCCCGGCGCAGGTCGCTGGCGTGGCGGGTGGCGTCCACGCGGGCCCGGACGCTCGGGTCGGTCCTGGCGGTCTCGTCGTGCTCGCGCGCCCACCTCTCGGCGATGGCGGCGGCGTCCAGCACCGCGGCCAGCGTCAGGGCCACCGCGGACGCGGGCGGGGCGTCGGGGTCGGTGGGGGTCACAGCCCCGCCTCCCGCTCGACGTGTGCCACCGTCTTGGCCCGCATCCGGCCCACAAGGTCACGGATGCGCGCGGCGCGGGTCGGGTCACGCATGGCGATGCGCTGCGCGTTCCGCTCGGCCGCATCGAACTTGGCCTCATCGAAGGCCAGCAGATCCCACGCCTCGGCCTCGGCCAGCGCCCCGCCCCGCAGCGCCACCGCGTCACCGGGCGTGGGCGCGTACAGGTCGGACAGGCCGAGGCCCTTGAGAGCGCACTCGACGGCGATCTCTTCAAGGCGCGCCGCTACCGCCAGACAACCCGCGTGTTTGATGTGCCCCTTGACGTAGGTGGTCGCGGCCAAGAGGCGGAAGTGCGCCGCGTCGGCGAGTGCCTTGCGTTCCCCGGATTCCATCACATCCCCTCCCGGTGCGGGTAGCGGGCCTGGCACACCGGACACCGCTCGACCGCGGGGAAGCCGGCGGGCTGGGGCGCGTCTCCGGGTCCGTCTGGGGTGCGGCCGGCGCGGGCGGGCGCCATCACCAGGAAGCCGGCGACCTGCTCGGCCACGGTCTGCACCCGGGAGGCGAGGCGGGCCGCGCGGATCGCGAGGGCGATGGCCCGGGTGTGGTCGGCCGGGGTCAGGGTCTCGGCCAGGGCGCGCAACTCGGCGGCCTTGCCGCGGAACAGGGCGGCGGTGGCGGCGGTCAGGGCGAGGTCGGTGCGGGTCACTTCCCCTCCCCTTTCAAGTCGGCGATCTCCCGGTTCAACAGGTCCACCCCGCCCCGCTGCACGGCGGCCCGGGTGGCGCTGGCGGCGGCGCGCGTCTGCGCTTGCTCGGCCTCGGTGGCCTGCCCGCGCGCCAGGGCCTCGGACTCGTCGGCGTGGGCGGCGAGGAGGTCACGGGCGCGGGTGAGGCCGGCGGCGAAGCCCTCGGCGCGGGCGGTGTCCACGACGGGGCGCGACGGGGCGGCCGGGTAGGCGGTCACGTCCACGGGGAGGCTCTGGTTCAAGAGTTGTCGCAGGCCGCGCTCGTAAGAAACGCTCACGCCCGTACCCCAGAGAACGAGGCGCACGCCGTTGCCGCGCGGGTCAATCTCGCTGACCCGCCACGCCGGCCCAACACCGGGCCCCATGTCCGCGCGAAACTTCGCCCACGACTCGCCCGATTCCAGGGCCTCTTTCCGGCCGTGGTGCGCGCCGAGGTCGTACGCCTTCTCGGCGGCCATCTCGACGGCGTGGGTCGTGCCCATGGGCGAGTCTGCGTACGTGGACATCACCTCGTCGGAGACGGTGCGCCACGCTTGCATCTTGTCGTTGCTCATGGCCTCACCCTGCCCTACCCGGCCGAGGGGTCAGGCGCGCGACGGCCTCGGCGTCCCACGGCACCGGGTCGTTGCACTCGCCCCACCGATGAGACTGGCAGGCGTACACGAGCCGGCCGAGGCGAAGCGTCCCGCTGTCCCAATGCGTCGCCACCGCCCCGCACGTCTCACAGGTCGGCAGGCTCGCCGCCAGTGCCAGCCCGTCCACGCCATCACGCAACGCCTGCCGGTGTCGGCGCGCGATGGCCAGGTCGTTGTCGAGGTCGGCCAGCGCGCGGTGGGCCTCGCCCTTGGCCACGGTGATGCCCGCCTCCTGCATCTCCACGCGCATCGTGGTGGCGTCGAGGCCACGGTGGCTCAAGAGGGCCACCACCCGGGGCAGGTGGGCACGCAGCCACCGCCGGTCAAAGTGGGCGTTGCGGCCCCCGAGGAGCGGCCCGGCGAAGCCGCGTTCCTTGCCGCCGTGCGCCCACAGCCACGCGACGATCTCGGTCTCGGCCGCCTCGCGGGTCAGGGGTGAGGCCAGGCACTCGGCCAGCAGACCGGAGCGGGTGTGCCAGCCCAGGACCGGCTCGGGCGGGGTGCCGGCGTAGTGCAGCACCCACGACCGGCGGGCGATCTCGACGTGGTGGCGGTCGGTCAGGACGATGCCGACCTCCAACAGGTTGCCGGTCTGTTCGTCAAGGCCGTCGGTCTCCACGTCAATCCAGACGGCGTAGACCTCGGGCGGGGTAGCGGTGGGGGATGGGGTCATGCCCAGAGGGTGCCTCACCCGGGAGAGGGGTCAGGCCGACGGGCGACATGCGCCGCTATCGCCGCCACCGACGCCAGGGACAGGCGCCACTCGCCGCGTATGTCGGCGTCGCGCATTTCGCCCTCCGGTAGCAACCACGTCGCATAGCAGCACTCGTGCATCGTCACCGCGATGCGCCCGTCGGTGTAGATCAGCGCATGGGTCTCCGGTTGCCACTCGAAATCATGCAGCCCCTCGCGTGACCCGGTGAACTCGACCGTGACCGGGAACAGGTAGTCCGGGTGGTCGCCGTGCTCGCACTCCAGCTCGGTGCCGTCGAACAGGACGCAGGTGACCGGCAGACCGTTCGGGGTGTGGACCCGGCCCGTCATGGCGTCGCCTCTTGCACACCGTCCACGTCGGCAGGCTCGCCGGTCAGCGGCAGGACGTGGGTGGGGCGCCCCTGCTGTACCCGTTCGATCTGCGCCACCATCAACGGCATCTCGTTGCGCAACAGCCTCGGGTCAAAGTCCCGCTCTGGCGCGTCCTTGGCCACGAACACCTTGGAGCCACGGACCTCCAACAGGCCCCAGCCCTCGGGCACCTCGGCTGCGGTGACGAGGCCGCGCGGCGCCAGGAACCACCGCTGCTGCCCCATGTGGCCACCCTCGACACGGTGCCACTTCTTGGCGTCGTGGAAGAAGTCGGCGCGCGAGGTCTTGGCCTCGACCAACAGAGAATGAAACCCGTACTGCCAGCCGATGGCGTCGGGTTGCTCCGATGTCCGGTTGGTCCGCACGTCCACGAGCACGACCGAACACCCGCGGCGGCGTAGCCACCTGCCGGCGAGGATGCACAGGTCGCGGTGGGTCGGCCCCGTCATGGCGACACCAGCTCCAACAGCCGCGCCATCGTCGCGAACATCTCCGCGGTCCACTCCGCTCGGTCGGCGCCGTGGGCGGCCTTCCCCTGCGCACGCAGCCGGCGCGCCTCGGTCACGATGGCCCACAAGGCGGCGCGGTCGGCGGGCTGCGCCGGCAGGGGCCACCCTGCGCACGCTCCCGGGTCGTCCAGGGTGTCCAGGGCGTCGATGAGCCGGTCCATGGCCGCAGCCGGGTCCGGACTGGGCTGGCCGGGCTCTGGCCAGAACACCTCGGTCAGCGCCACGGCCGCGGCGTTGACGGCGACGAGGGCGGCCAGGTGCTCGGCCGAGTGGACGTGGTGCGGGTGGTCGGACGGGCGTAGCCGGGCGAGGCTGCCCGCCGACAGGGTGGCGGCCCTCATGGCTCCCACCCGGCGGCGTAGGCGGCGCTGACCATCTGCTCGCCCATCTGGTGCGCGCCCTCCGGGGTCAGGGCCCAGGTCAGGAACGCGCGCGGGTGGTCGAACCCCACCACGACGCCCATGCGGCCGTCGGGCGCGATCTCGACGCGGACCCGCACCGGGGCGCCGTCCAGGTTCAGCCGGGCGCGGGCGGGGCCGGGGCCGGCCTTGCCACCGCGGATCAGGGTGAGGGGCGGGCGTTCGGGGTCGTCGCTCATGGCTCTCATCTTGACGCCTCCAGTGAGGGGGTCGGCGCGTCGATCCGGTCCCGCAACGTCGCCTCCCACTTGGTCCAGAACGGGTGACCGCCGACGCGGTGGGCGCGCAGGTGCTCGGCGGCCAACTTCGGCCACCAGTCCGCGCTCATCCGGGCCATTGGTGGGTCAACCAGGCGCATGGCGGCGCGGCACAGGTACGGCAACAGCACATCGAACGGGCGCGGGTTTTCCAGCAGAAACAGGTCCATGGCCGGGTTGACCCAGATGTCCGGGGAGCCGCTGGCCATGTAGTCCCAGAACTCGGCGCGCGGCAGGTTCGGGTTGCGCAGGACGGCCGACCGGATGCGCTCGGCCTCGGCCTGGCCACGCTCTCGGGCAAGGTCGCCGGTCTCGAACGAGAGAAGTACGGCGCTCAGGCGCTCCGGGTCCGCGTCCGGTCGGCTCACCTCGATCAGCAGCGGGGAAGGTTGGAATCCTCCCACGACCAGCGCAAAGTATTGATCGGGCTTCACGGCGTCACCTCCCCGCGGTTGTCGGCGCCACACCTCGCCAGCAGCCCCGCGAGGAGGGTGCGGTGGCAGCGGGTGGCGTCGGTGCAGAAGCACAGCAGCACCACGCGGGACCGCGCCAGCAGCGCATCCCACGCGGCCCGGTGTGCCCGGTAGCAGGCGCGCATCTCAGCCTCGTACGCGGCCACGTAGGCGGGCCAGTGGGCCTCCAACCGACCGGCGCGGCGTTCGGCAAGGGCGCGGTCGAGGATGGCGGCCGACGGGGCGAAGAGGACGCCGGCCGGGTCCACGACGATCTTGCGGGTCACCGGCAAGATGTCCGGGTCGCGCAGGCCCATCCGGGCGGTGTGGACCTGCAAGGTCATCGCTTCGCCATCCCGATCAAGACCGGCGGGACCATCGACGCGGCCAGCGCCACCCCGGCGGCGTCGCGCTCGTGGTTGTTGCTGATCTGCGGCCACCCCTCGATCATGGCCAGGATTGCCTCTTTGACCATGGCGTCGCTCGGGCTGCGGGCCTTGCAGACACGGTAGCGCCAATCCCCCGGCGACATCTCGACAAGAGGCAGGCCGATGCCCGATGCGGCGCCCGCGAATGTCCCCGCCGATCCGCGCGTATCCAGCACGCCGCGCACGGCCTCGATCCGGTGGACGACCTGCGGCACCTCGACGGCGAGCAAGTCCAGGTAACCATGTTGCCGCAGCAGATCCAGCGGCTCCACCTTGTCGCGACCGCACCCTCGGAAGACCGGGCGCCGACCGGGGCGGCACAGCAGCAACGCCCACCCGTGGCGGCCGACCTTGCGCGGGTCGCTGCTGCCGGGGTCCACGCCAAGGACGATGCGGTCAGCCACGAGGCGCCCCGTACTTGCCGCCCGTGTGACCGACCAGCCCCTTGGCCTTGAGGGTGCCGAGGGCGCCGCGAATGGTGTTCTCGTTCACGTCGGGGAAGCGCGCGATCACCTCGCCCACGGTGCCGGGCTTGCGGCACACCGACGCTCTGACCCGCTCGGACACGGACCCGGTGACCGGCCTGGACTGGCGAGGCTTGGCGGGCGGGCGCGGTGTCGTGGGTGGGGACAGCAGGGCGCGCTGATAGGCTTCGGTCGCGGCCTTCACCGCGGCGGCCGACCCGGACATGGTGACGCCGCCGACCATCGCCGTGACGGGGCCCGCTGGCTTGTCCGTGCGACCGATGGTGAGGATGCCGGCGTCCAGCACCGACGACGGCAGCGTCTGGGCGGGGATCGGCGGCATGGTGAACGCGGGCACCGACGCCGGGGCCGCCGGGTCTGGGGTCGGGGCCTCGGCCACGGTGGTAGCAGGCGCGGACGGTGCCCGGTTTGCCTTGGGTGAGAGCACGAATCGTGGCGGGGCAAATGGCGGGGCCCTCATGGTGTGAACAGCCTTGGCGGCGGTCTCCACGTCGCGCATCGTCGTCGGCGGCACCGCGGCGGACTTGGCCCCCATCGGCCGCACCGTCCCGGCGTCGCGGTCGTACAGCAGGCGGTCGCCGTCGAGCTGGCGCAACAGGCGGCGCAGTTCGAGGCGGGTCACCTTACCCTGTCGCTCCCACCACGTCTCCAGGTCGGACACGCTGGCGGGCAGGCGGGCAAGGAGCTTGTCCACGAGGGACAGGGCGCGCGGGGAGAGGTCGGGGGCTTTGGCCATGGCGGCACAGTGCCTCAGCCGGGAGAGGGGTCAGCGCATCGTGCATCAGGGGCCGGGCAGGTGACACGGACGATGCGACGGCGACGACAGCGGCGCTTGCGGTCTCGCGCAACCACGAGGGTCATCCGGCACCGACCGCGCGACCGAGGCATCTCAATGGCCCCATCGCGCAGGCTCTGTTCTAGCCAGATGCAGACCGCCTCGAACTCTTCGGGCTCTACGTCGTCGCACTCGGCAGCAAGTTCAAGAATATCGACAATTTCTTGGGCGCTATCCGGGTCCAGGAGCTTTGGCTGGCGACTGGCAAAGTGCTCCATCTCTTGCCCAACGCCACTGTCTGTGGGGCTCCATGTGAGAGGCGCGCCACACGTCTCGCAGAATCGCGGCGAGTCGCTCTCACCACCGCCGTAGCCACCGCCAAGGCGCAGGTTGCGACCCCCCATCCTTCGCAGCTTGTTCAGCTCAGCGATGGCGTGCTTGCGACAGTAGTCGGAGTCATCTTCGCCATCTATCCAGTAACCATGCACCTGATCCGTGGCCCACCGCGCAATGGGCTTGAGTTGCTCCACGATGGTCCTAGCCCGCACCTTCATCGCCTTGGGGCTGGCATTTTCGGTAAACACGCCAATGGTGTTCAACGCCCGGATGGTGTCCAGCAAGGATGTCTCTTCAGCCATGCCGCCACTCTGCGCCCACCTGCAGAGGGGTCAGCGCGCCCGCCCCTCCCACACCAGCCGCTCCACCGTCAGCCCGGCGGCCCGTGCGAGGCGCAGGGTGTGGTCGGTGCCTCGGGTCGCGCTGGTGGCGTCCACGAGGCCCAGGACCAGCACGCGGCACCCGAGCGCGGCGAGGTAGGCCACGGCGTTGACCATGTAGGCGTTGCGGATAAACGGGCCGGTATCGTACTGGAGCAAGCGGTCAGACCACGGGTGCCGCCCGGACCACAGGCCGCGCCCGTCCGGGTCGCGGGCCCACACGACCGTGATCCCGTGCGGGTAGACCGCGTGGACGAACGGCACCGGCCGCCCCTCGTTGGCCAGCACGTTCGCGCACTGACCGGCCCACTGGTCAGGACCGTAGGCGGCGCCGTGCATGAGCAGATCGGGCGCCTCGGCCCGCACCCTCGCCTCGATCTCGCCCTTTGCCCACGCGGTCGCCTCCGGGTCGCGGGTGAGGCTGCGGCTGCCACAGACCAGCAGGGCGCTAGCCATCTGTCGGCACCTGCGAGACGCTGACGCTCTGGAGCGTGACGTACATGACGGGGCCCGGGAAGCAGCAGATTTCGAGCAGCAGCACCCGCCAGCGGTAGACCCAAGGGCGAGGCGAGGGGGTCACGCAGAGGTCAGCCATTCAGCGCCTCCACGACCTCGGCCAAGATCCGCAAGTCCTCCCGGGTGACCTTGCCGGACGCGATGCACACCAGCAGACGCCAGAGCGGCGAGCCGTGGTCGTATTGGCCCATCGCTGCCGTGGCCTCGCGCTGCCACACCGCCGGCAACAGGATCGGCCCGTTCCGCATCCGACCGGCGCATTCACGAAGCCCGGCGGCGGCAATGCCGATTCGCCTGGCGCGGTCCTTCGTGTGGACGGCATGGGCCGTCGCGGCGAATATGCCCACGTCGTTCAACAGCGCCAACCCCCGCGCCATCACGCCACCTCCCCATCGTCGTCGTCACCGATCCACACCTCGGCCCCGCTGGGGCTCGGGCGGGGCGCGGGCGGCTCCTGTACCTCACGGTCGGTGGCCAGCTCGCGGTCGATGGCATCAGCGATCTGGTCGGCGTCCCGGGCGCGCAGCTCGTGGCCGTCGAGGCGGCGCTGGGCGGCGGCGTGGCGCATGGCGTCTCGGGCGTTGATGAGCGTCTGTCGCTCGTGGTGGGTCAGGCGGCGTGGTCGATCCATGCCCGCCACCTTGCCTCACCGCGGCGAGGGGTCAGCGCACGCCACCGCGCGCAGGCGCACCCGGGCCCACCGGCAGCGGTAGCCGTCCGCGGACAGCCGGAAGGCATGGGCATCGGCACGATAGCGCCAATCCTCGCACAGCCCGGCCGGGAAGCGGCGGCAGCGGGCGAAGCGCAGGCCGAAGCAGTCAGCCATCGCCGGCACCCTCGGCAAGCAGAGCGGCGAAGAGGTCGGCTTTGGCTATACACATGGCATTGTCCGCGCCCAGAATCGCCACGTTCCCCTCGGCCTCGAAGTAGGCGTCCTCGGCCACCTTGAACGCGCGGACCAGCCGGCGCAGGTCGTCCCGCTCCCGGATGGCCTCCTCCAACCGCGCACGGTCCTCGGCCACCTCTCGCTCGACGCTGGCCGCCACCCCGCGCCATTGCAGGGCCTCGTCTCGCTCCTTGCGCACCGCCGCCAGCAACTTGAGAGCCTCGGTGCAATCGTCCACGACGGTCGCAACGTCAGCCCGCGCCTCGTCGCGCTCCTTGGCCATCTGATCGCAGGCATCCATGGCCTCGTTCACACGCCCCTTGAGTCGCCCCCATTCCGCAATCGACTGGGCCGCCGTCGCCTCTGCGTCGGCGCGCAGTCGCTCGACCTCGGCCCGCAACTCGTCGCACTCGCATCGCAGGTTCTCGGCCTCGGCCTGCGCCGCACCACGCCCCATCACCGCCTCCGCGGTCGCCGCAGCCTCGACTGTGAGCGCATGGCCGCACGCGCGGTGGGCGTTGGCCAACTCGCCCAGCAGCCTCGCCGCCTCCCCCTCGGCCGCCGCCACCCGGGCCGACAGGGCCGCCAGCGTGACCCGGAGGCTCGCCATCTCGGGCCCCTCCAAGGCGTCGCCCAGCCGGTCCACGGCGCGCTGCCACAGGTGCAGGACGGCGCCGATCACGACTCCACCCCCGGCAGCGTGACCTGGCGCAAGTCGGCGGGCGGGGTGGCCTTCGCCAGCGCCACCCACTCGCCCACGGTGCGGTCGGGGTTGGCCTCGTCACGCCAGCCCCACGGGATCTGCCGGCCCTCGTCAGCGGCGACCTGCTCGAGCGGGCCGAGGGTCGTGATCTGCGGCGTCTCGCTGGTCACGATCTCCCGGCGGTTGTCCTGGACCTCTTTCTCGGCGTCGGACTCGTCCGGGGCGCAGACGAACACCTCGTACCGGATCTCCACGCGATAGACTTTCATGGCCCCACCTTGCCACCGTCTGGCGAGGGGTCGGCGCCGCCGTACTCCGGGGTCAGGGTGCCGTCCGGGTTGTGGACGCCGACCCGGACCGACAGGGCGAACACGTCGTCCGGGGTCATGCCGCGGATCTTGGCGAGGACGCGGCGGTTCACCGGGTCACCACCCGGCGGCTTTGGTGTGCCGCCGCACAGGTCGCTCGACTTCCAGGCGTCGGTGAAGTGCTCGCACTGTCCGAGGCGTCGGTGTTCCTCTGCGCGTTTCTGCCGCGGCGACAACTGGCACCGGGCCACCTCGTCGGTGAAGTAGTACCCCACCTCGAACCGATGCCAGGCGTTGCCGTTGTCCATATTCTTGCGCACGTCCACGCAGCACCCCGGCGGCACCGACACCCGGGCGAACATCTCTTGCAGCACGTTGAGCCTCACGCGGTCACCTTGCCCCGCAGCCGGACGATCCTCGCGTTACCGACGAACGCCGCAGTCTTGCTCTTGAGCATCGACAGCAGCGCCTTCTCGGCGGCGTCCCGGGTCGGGTAGCGGGTGGCGAGGCGTTGTTCGCGGGTCCACTCGTGGGCGGGGGCGCACCACCACCGCGCATCGGACCGGATGAGGCGGGCGGGCTCTGGCTTGGTCATGGTGTGATCTTGCCAGAGTCGGGCGAGGGGTCAGCGCGTGGGGAACGCCTGCACCCGCAGATCGAGCGGCCACTCGGCGGGGTCGGCACCAGCGCGGTCCTTGATGCCACGCACGGAATAGTTGCCAAAGCCGTCGCCATCAAACTGCACGGGCCCCTGACCGAACGAGTGACCCGGCCAAACCTCGTCCCTCTCCAGTCGCGTCGTGGGGCGGGCCCCGAGTTGCTTGAAAAAGAACGCCGTCCCCGCGGCGTTGCACTGGTGCCGGATCTGGCGAGCCCACTCCAGATCGAATGGGCGCGCCCCCGGCCCGCTCTCGCCACCGACGATCACCCATCCGATGTCGTGCAGAGGATTGACCCCGTAGGCACCGGCCTGCACCAGCGTCAGGTCGATGCTCTCTAGCAGCGGTTCACACGACAGGAACCGCACCGACGCCGGCACCTCAAGCAAGTGCGGCACCCGCTCCCTGAACATCGCCTGATTCTCGACGGTGCAACCCGCCCAGACGTTCGACGGCCACGCGCCCGACCACCCGGCGTCACGCGCGAGCCGGACCATGTTTTCCGGTCGCTTCGTGAGCAACAGAAAGTCCAGGTCAGGACACGCGACGATGGCCGCGAACAACTCGGCGCGCATCGGCGCCAGGTCGGGCCGGTCCTCGAACACGTCCGACAGGGACGAGCAGAAGACCCGATGCCGCTCGCCGGCCTCCCTGGCCTTGCGGTTCCAGGTGTGGACCTGCTTGCGCGTCGATGCGCTCGTGGCCTTCCGTTCGGCCTTGTCACCCCAGACCGGCAGCCGCATCCGGGTGGTTACCAGCGTCTCGGCGTAGCAGTGCTTGCAGCCCGCCGAGACCTTCGTGCAGCCCATCCACCAGTTCAGGGTGTGATGGCACCAAGAGATTCCGCTGTTCTCGCCCATGGGCCCGACCTTACGCCGGGCCGGCGAGGGGTCAGAAGATCCGGTTGACCCCTCTGACGCCGCACTCCGTCGGCTTCTCGTTGTAGAGCCTCACCTTCACCATGTCCCCATCGGCAAGGCGCTCCACGCCTTTTACGATCATGTCCATCTCGAACGTCATGTTGCTGAACGTGGGAGGCTTGCTGACAACGCCAGACGAATCCGGCGGCGCGACGACAACGCTTGCCATCCCGCCCATGTGTTCGAGATACGCCGAGACCTCTCGGCCGCCGATGGTCAGGCTGCTTCTGGAACTGGACGGGCAAGGGGTTCCACGCTCTCGAACCGGAGGCTCACCGCGGCAGACGCTTTGAGCCCACGGGTCTTCAGGCTCGACAGGTTCATCGGCCTTCTTTTTGCTCTTGGACTTGGCCGGTTTGACCGGCTTGGCACCGGGACGCGGCGCGGTCAGCCGACGGCGCCACGTACACAAGACCTCGGCACGCACGCCATCGCGCAGCACCTTGGACTCGATGGTGCTCAAGAGCATCCACCCCACATCGTCGTTGGGCGGAATGGGTGACGGCGGCGCCACGTCGCTCTCCCTCCAGACCATCACCGTGGACTCGTGCTCGTACCTGGCCTCGGCCTGAAACTCGTCGCTCATGCCGAGACCATCTCACACCCCGGAGAGGGGTCTGCGCGGGTCAGTCGTCAGGCAGGATACCGGCGTCCACCAGCGCCTCGATCAGATCCTCGTCGTCCCCGCACTCCAGTCGGATGCGCCCGCGGGCCTCGTGCTCGACCCGCTGCGCCTCGCTGTCGGTGAGGCTGTCGAGGTAGGCCACATCCTGCGGGGGCAGGGCGCCGAAGATCCGCACGGCGGCCAGGGCGCACCCGATGCGGCGCGTCCTGAACACCTTGGTCCCGCCGGCCAGCCGGTGCCGGCACCCGGTCGCCGGGCAGTCGGCTTGCTGGTCGCGCACGCAGGCGCCGTGCGTCATGGCGTCGCCGTCGAAGGTGCCGTCCTTGTCGAGGCGCGGGTCATCCGGGTCGGTCGGGTCGTCGGCAATCTCGTCCGGCAGGACCGTGAGGTGCAGCACCCGCTGGGCCTGGCCACGCGGCACCTTGGCGCGGGGGATGTAGTGCCCCGGCCGGGCTGGTGGTGGCGCGGGGGCCACGTCGAGAAAGAGGCCGAGTTGCGTCCCGCCGGGCAGCCCCGGGGTCGGGGCGAGGGTCACGGCGTGGCCGGCGGCGAGGTGACGGGCGGCGCTCATGGCTGCCCCTCGGTCAGACGACCCGAGACGGGGTCCATGGACAACTCGACGGGCCCGCCAATGGGCGAGACGCCGCGGCCCTTGTCCAGTTCGAGGTGGACCACGCTCTTGTCCTTCGGGTCCGGGCGCTTGAGGTAGATCGTCTGGTCGGCCGGGTGGGCGATGGCCCCGGACCCGCGCATCTGCCCCGCCGCGTTGATCTGCGACAGGACCACGAACGCCGTCTCCGGGTAGTCCGATCGCAGGTTCTTCATGGCCTGCATCATCCCGGCCAGCTCGGTCTCGCGATTGCCCTTCGGGTCCGGTGCGTCCGGTTCGAGGTATTGCAGGAAGTCGATCACCACGAGCTTGAGCGGCCGCCCGGCGGCCTCGGCGAGGCGGTGGTGTTTGCGTACCTCTCGCCGCACCTCGCTGAACTTCCGGATCTCTTCGGTGTAGATCGGCAGGGTGGCCAGGTAGGTCTGTGCCTGCGCCAGCCGCCCCGGGTGGGCCATCTTGTCCACCTCGGTCTTGCTCAGCCCGGACACGTTCGAGGTGAACCGCTGCCGGGCCTGGCGCTGCGTCAACTCGGCCGACAGGTAGAGCGCCGCCCCACCGCCACCGCCCGCGGCGTGGCTGGCGCAGGCCACACACGCCTCGATGGCGAAGGCCGTCTTGCCGGTCTCGGACTGCGCCCCGACCACCGCCAGCCACTCGCGCGGCCAGCCGCCGCCGAGGGCGTTGTCCAGGCTCGGGTAGCCGGTCGGGCAGAACAGCACCGGGCCCCGCGCCGCCCGCGCCTCGTCCTCGCGGGCATCGGCGACCAGACCCGCGCACAGGTCGGTGGCGGCGGCGTTGACCTTGCAGGTATCCGACAGCGCCTCGACCTGGCGCCGCAGGTCGGTCAGCAGCGCCTCGACGCTGGCCACCGGCTGCCGGGATTGGATCTGCACGTCGCGGCAAATCTTCCCGACCTCGCGCAGCGCCCAGCAGTCGAGGATGATCCGCACGTAGCTCAGCGCCGCACCATCGGACGGGTTGTTGTCGATGACCCGGGCGATGCCGGCGACGCCGCCCACGTCCACGACGCGGCCCGACGCGCGGAGCTTGGCGAACACGGTGGTTTCGTCCACCACCATGCCGTCGGCGGCAGCGGCCAGGATGGCCTCGAACAGGTAGCGGTTGGCAGGCGCGTAGAAGTGTTCTGGCTTGAGGTAGCCGATCACGTCGTCCACCACGCAGGTACCGTCGAGCAAGGCGCAGAGCAGGGTCTCCTCGGCGCGCAGGTCGTGGGCGGGTGGTGGCAGCGCGGGCCGGGTCTGAGCGGGCGTGGCGTCCACAGTGGCGCGACCTCCGGGGATGCTGTGCAACGGGGCGTAGGCGTGGGCGTTCATGCGGTCACCTCCTCGGCGGCGGTCGTGGTCGTGAGCATCGCGATGGCGTCGCGCACGCTGCGGCCGGCGAGCAGCGCGGCCATCTGGGCGGCGTTCGGGATCTTGCCGGTCTCGTTGAAGTAAGCGATCTGGGCCAGCGCCTCGGCGTCGCCCATCGGGGTGGCCATGAGGGCCGCCACCTCGGCGTCGAGCTGGGCGCGGCGAGCGTCCACGCGCCGGGTCACCTGGGGCCGGTGGCGCGGGTCGTGGCGCTCGGCCAACGCCACGAACTTCTCGACCTGGCCGGCGTCGCGGAAGATGGTCTCCAGCCCGCGGTAGTCCCGGCCGTGGCTGCCCGGGTCGCGGCCCATGTGCCAGTCGCTGTGGACAACCCCGTCCACGGCCTTGCACAGGGTCTCGGCGGTGAAGCCCTCGGCCAGCCGGGCGGCGATGCGCCGGGCGCGGTCCTTGGTGAAGATGGCCTTCGGGCAGAGCACCCGGGCCCAGTGGGCAAACACCACCGCCTCGGGGGCGTCGGGCCGGACGTGGGCGAGGTTCGACGGCCGCCGGGGTGGTGGTGGCGTCGGGGTGCCGGTCGGGGTCAGGGTCAGGTCGCCGGGCGCAGGGCCCACCGCGCCGGCCTCCGGTTGGGCCGTACGCGGCGCCGCGGGGGCTGGGGGTACCTCCGGGGCGTCCGGGGTGGCGAACGGCGCCACAGGGGCAGCCAGGGCGGTCTGGACCATGACCGACGCCACCGCTCCCGACCGGGAGGTCTCGGGGGGCTGGGTGTCGTCGGGGCTCTCGTGCGTGTACGCATGCACACACGCACCAGCGGGCGGGCCCGCTGTATTTTCCCACTCCCTCTCCACCTCCGCTTCCCCTTCCACCTCCAGCGGCGAACCGCGGCGACTCGCGGCGACTCGCGGCGACTCGCGGCGAATGGGCGAAACGGCTGTGGTCTCATTACGAGACGGCTTGGCGGTGTCGGATGTCGGCGCCGATGTGGGGGCCGTGGAGCCGTCCGCCTCGGACGGGCCGGGCACCTTCGGCTTGCCGGCGTTGTCGATCCGCTGGTGCTTGGTCCACCCCCGGATGTGGGCGTACTCCTGACCCCGGACCACGTAGACCCGCCAGAGGTCCGCCGAGACCAGCTCGACCACGGCAGCGCGGACCTCGGCGCGGGTGGCCTCGACGGTGTGGAAGACCTGGCCGGCGAGGTAGGTGGCGCCCGCGCGCAGGTTGCCCTGGTCGTCGGCCAACACCAGCGCGGACACGAAGAGGCGCCACGCCACATGAGAGAGGCCGGCGGTGCGCTCGTCGTCCAGGATCTCGGGCTTGATGCTTCGGATGCGGCGGCTCACTGGCTCACATCCGGGTTGCTGCGGTTGAACCCCCGTCCGCGGTGCGGTACGGTGGCCTTGTTCGTCGTCGTTGAATCACTGCGGCTTTGCATCTGCGGTCCTTCGGCGATGGGCACCGGGACAACCGCACCTGTGACAGCAGGCGCGGCCCCACTGCCGCCGGGTGCCCATCGCAAGACCGGCGGCAGTGGGGTGCGGGGAATCGGTAAGCGGCCGGTGCCGGGGATGGCGGTCTGGCGCGGGTTGGGCACAGCGCCGACCTTGGGAATCCAGGGAAGGACCGGGACCATGCGCGGCTCGCCGTCCTCCTCGATTTCCTTCTCGGCTTTGACGTTGTTCGAGATGCGGTTGAACAGCGTGTAGAGGACGCGGTTGCGCATCTCGCCCTCGGGCCCGAGCCCGGTCAGCGCCTCTTGCTCTTCCGCCGAGAGCTTGGACGACGCGGCCCGCAGGTAGGCGTTGAACTGCTGAAGCATCTCGCTCGGGCGCAGGCAGCGGTTGACGGCGCTGGCGTCGCGCAGGTCGGCGCGGGTCATGCGCTCGCTGGTGAAGCGGTGGACCAGCGGCGCCAGATCGTCGGTGACCGCGTCGAGCATGGCGTTGACATCCTTGGTCGCCGTGGCCTTCTTGGCCGCGTTGGCGCGCTGCCGGCGCAGGGTCTCGGCGTCCTGGCGCACCCTGTCGCTGTCCGGGCTGGTGCTCGCCGGCTGCGACGGGAGCCGCGCCAGCACCGCTTCGATGATGACCGGGACCATCTGCATGACGGCTGCCAGGTCGGTCGGCGGGGCGGCGGGCGGCAGACGGCCGTGGCGCCAGGCCAGGAACACGTCGGTCACCTCGTCCACGATGCGGTAAGCCACCGAGGACTTGCTGCGCATGATGACCTTGAGCGCCTGTTTCTCGGTCAGCCAGTACTCGGTGACCTCGCGCTCCTCGAAACCCGAAACTGCGCCGGTTTTCGCGATGCGCGCCTGCCGCACGCGCATCGCGACCACCCCCAAAACCCCGTCCGCAGCCATGTCCTTGATGGTCTTCCGGATGTCGCGGGGCTGAGACAGTTCCAACCGCTCGCCCAAGGTCACGTCACGGAGCAGCGCCTCGCCGTCATCCTTGCCGGGCACAGCCAGGGCGACGCCCTTGATGTTGGCCAGCATCATCCCGTCCGGGATCGAAACGCCCAGTTCCTCCTCAATGGTCGAGTCATCGGCGGGCGGGGCCGGCGCGGGCGCAGGCGGCGTCGCGACCTCGGCCGGCGGGGGCGCTGCCGTGGCGGCGACCAGCGGCGCCATGAGTTCTTCCACGAGGTCGAGGCGAGCAAGCCACTTGTGCTCACCGCCCGCTCTGCTGCCCTCGCAGAGAAACTTGCCGGAACGAGTCGGGCCGTCGCTGGCAAACTTCTTGTAGAGCGACCCGAGGGAGATGCCGAACGCCTTGGCCGTGTCATTGCCCACGACCCACACCGAGAAGTCCTTGCGGCTCCGGTAGCAGGGAACCTCACGACCGAAGACAGTGGCGGTCTCCGTGGGCTTCGGCAGCATGTCGGGGCCGAAGTGGCTCATGTTGCCGTTTGCATTTCCCATCGCCGCGCGAGCCGCCTTGAAGGCGTCGGCGAGCTTGTTCAGGAAGGCGCCGACCTCGGCCAGCTCCGTCTGGCGGCCGCCCACGAGGGCCACCGACTGCAACTCCGTGAGCCACGGGTCATTGGCGACGGCCGTGCGCTCGCCGCCGTTGTGCATGACGGACTTGAAGATCGTCTTGTTCCACAGGACATTGCCGAATAGACCGCTGCTCTCGGCGCGGGCGACAGTGCGGCGAATCTGCCGCGGCCTCGTGTAGCCGACGCCGTTGGCGATGGACACGCCCCACACCAGCGGCTCACCAGCGGCAACGGGCAGAGCCATCAAGATGCCGGCGTAACGGAACTCGCGATGACCTTCGGGCAGCGCCGGGTCTTCCGTCAAGGACTCGCCTGGCGCGTCTTGGTCGGCCTGCGCATCCGGCTTGTTTTCGGTCGCTGGCATCTCCACGACGGTCGGCGCATCGACTGGCGTGCTGGCGCGCTGTCGCATGGTGCGGACGCTGCTGCGGTGGCCGGCGGTGCTCTCGGAGTTCAGGCTCTCGGCGCCGTCGGTCTTCTCGCCGGACGGCCGGGCCGCCGGGCTGGACCAGTCCACCGGGGCGTCCTTGGCGGGGTCGAACAGGCGGTAAGACGAGTGCAGCGACGGGTAGGTGGTCTTCGATTTGTTCCGGTGCCCGTAGTGCGAGAGGATGATGGTGCCGTCGTCGTTGACGAACTCGACGCGGGCCACGCGCCCCTCCTTGCTCTGCGTGCGTCCGACATAGACGGCGCCGGGGATGACGGCGGGGGGCTGAAGCGACTTGGAGACGGTGGCGTTGTTGTTCTGGTTATCCATGGCTTTTCTCGTGTCCGGCAGTCAGGTCAGGCGCGACGGGGCGGACTTGCCCGGCGCGTCGTTGTCGTGCAGACTGAGAACCGGCTGTTCTCGGTCCTCGACCCGCCGGTTACCCTCGGCGGGTTGAGTCTTTTGTGGCCACCAGCAGCGCCCACCCGGACAGACCGAGCAGGCGTCGCCGACCTTCTTTCCACAGGCGCCGCAGGCCATTGGAAGCCCCGCCCGCACCCGCGCCGCGGTCTGCGCGTCCGGGTCGGCCAGCGCCTCGGTCAAGATGGCGTCGATGGTCGCCACCGGGTCACGCAGCCCGCGCTCCTTGGCCTCGCGCCGCAGCAGCGCCAGGGCCTCCCTGGACGCGGTGCCGGCGTCCAGGTGGCCGGCGCAGGCGCGGCCGAGGGCGTCGCCGACGTTGGCGCCGTCCGCGATGGCGGCGCGGGCGTGGGCCAGGTGGGCGAGCAGTAGCGGGCGCGGGGTCATGGCGCCTCCCGGTCGGCCGCCGCGACGAAGCGCAGCAGCGCCGACGCCACCTCGTCGCGCTGGCCCTCGCGTCCGGCGATGGCCACCAGCCGCGGCCTCGCGTAGCCGTACTCCCGCGCCAGGGCGTCAAGGTGCAGGGCCGTCCGGGTCACCTCCGGCGTGTCGCCGTGGACGACGCGGGGCTCGCTTTCGCACGCATCGGACAGCCGCTTGACCGCATCGGTCAGCGCATCGTCGTCGTCGGCCCAGCAGCACGACGCCACCGACAGCAAGCCGTCGCGGTGGGTGCGGATCGCCTGCCGCAGCCCGTCGATCCGGCGTGCGCGTTCGTCCCGCAGCAGGGCCTTGCCGGTCTCGGCGGGCAGCACCTTGTCAGACCCGCGCGCCATCACGCCACCGCCTTGCTCGCGTGGTGCTGCCTCGACAGACGCAGGGCGAAATCCCCGGCCGCGTCGCGCTGGGCCCGGGTGGCGCTCAGCAGGGCCGCGTCTCCACGCCGATGCCGAACCTCGACCTCTTCGGCGCGCGCATCGTCGTCCGCGCTGTTGCTCGCCCACGTCGCCGCGTCGCACAGGTCGGCGGCCACGGCGTCCGGCACGAACAGGCTCTTGCCGCCGGTCCAGGTCAGGGCGACCTCGTGGGCGCGCTGGAACGCGGGGGCGTCTTCCTCGAATGCGTCCAGGTCGGCGCGCAGCCCGTCGATCAGGTAGATTTCCAGGACGGCCGCCAGGTGTTGCCCGACGCGGTAGGTCTTCCCGTTCTTGGCCATCACCGGCCCTCCCGCGCGAGGGTCAGGAGACCGGGGTGCAGGTCGCCCGTGAGGCGGTGGATCTGGAGCGACGCCTTGGCCGCGTCGAGGGCCAGTTCCGGGGTCAGGCGCCCGTGGGTCGAGGCCGCGACGAAACGCAACAGCGCGTTCGACGCCTCCAGCACCTGCAAGGCCAGCTCGGCCGCCTGCACCGCGGACAGCGCCACCGGCCGGCGGCCCTCGACCTCGGCCAACAGCAACCGGGAGAAGGTCACCGCCCACGTCCCGCCCTCGGTCAGGAGGTGGCCGACGTTCGGCAGGGCATCGCTCTGCGGGCTACGCCACCGCGCCACGACCTGTTGCGACACCCCGGCGGCCTCGCCCACCTCGGTCTGTGACCGGCCCGCGAGGGACACGTCCACGAGCCGCTTGGACCGCAGCCGAGAGGTCGGGGGTGTGAAACTTTCGTCGGTCACACCTGACGACACCGGCCCCGAGTCGGCAGACTGGGGCACATGAGCAACCCGCAACGCCGCGCCCATCACACTGCCTCCCCGTCGCCGCTGCCGTGGCTGGTCGCCGCGGGGTTCGGCCCCACCGGACCACCAGAGGACAAGCGACCGCTGGCGGGGTCGATCTCCACGGCGGCGCCCGTGAGGGGAAAGAAGAGAGCGACCGGGGCGCCGCGGCCTCGGACCCGGGCGGCGCGCTGGTTGCGCCGGTCGAGGGCCAGCAGCAGGACGCGCTCGTCGGCGTCCAGTGCGGCGGCATCCTCCGGGGTCAGGTGATGCAGGCTGGCCACGGGTCAAGCCCCCATCGCCAGCGGCGCCATGGCCTCGACCTCGGCCCGCTCGGCTTCCGTGCGCCACGCGGTCGAGGGCACGTTGCCCCCGGTCCACGCCTCGATCTTGGCGCGCTGGTGGTCCACCGGGCGCTTCTCCCCGGTACGCCAGAACCAAATGGTGACATCGCTGACGCCGAGGGCGGCGGCGATGGCGAGTTGCGTGAGCCCGCACCGGGCAACGAACGCCTCGAACAGGCGTTGTCCCTCGGTCAGGGTGGCCCGGCGTGCCGCGGGCTTGGCTTGTTTCGTTCGTCGCTTGGTGGCCATGCTAGCCACAGAAGCTAACTCAACTTAGGTACAGGTCAACCACTTTCTATCTTGGGGCAGGGGTAGGCACCGGCCGGGCGAGGGGTCGGGCTACTCGGTCGCGGCTGGTGGCAAGGGCGAGGGCTCGCCATCGCTGGCATCTTCCTCGGCAAGGCGCCGTAGCAGGTCGTGGTGGGCGAAGTCTTCGGCCTGCACCTTGGCGAAGATGGCCACCGGGCGCCAGCCTGCCCCGACGCGCAAGAGCACCATGCGAAAGCCGCCGCTCTTGCCTTTCTTCTGGTCCGAAGAGGCGACGCGCACCTTGAGCAGCTCCCGACCGAACCCGGGCACGAGCGAGACCTGTGGCGGGTTGTACGGCCCGCGGTCTCTCACGGTGGAGAGGGCCTGGTAGGCTGCGGTCACATCGTCGCCGACGGACGGGAACGACTTGGCCAGCCGTCGCGTATCCCGCTCGAACGTGCCACCCTGCCGTGGTGGCGTGATCGTGATGTTGGCCACGGTAAGGCGCCCTGGAGTTCAGCCTCGAAAGCTGGCAGCAGGACGTGGGCATTGGAGGCCATGGCGAAGCTGTCCACCAGCTCGCCCGCGCGGTCGCACAGGTCGGCAATCTCCTCGCGCTGCTCGTTCGTGGCCTCGCTGGCTCCCGTGTCCGTCATGGATGTCAGCCCGCGCAGCGTCTCGAGGATGACCCGTGCGTGGGCCAGGTAGGCGCGGAAGAGGGCGGGGTTTACGTCCCGGTTGTTGGGGTGCGCGCAGGTCAGTTCCAGGGACAGCACCGCGTCCCGGTAGGCGGTCAGTCGGTCGGCGAGTGACATGTCGGCGCCCTGAAGCTCTGGCATCATGCGGTCAAAGGCTAGTGCGCGGACGGGGGAGGTCTGGGCCATGGGGATAGCTTAGCCGAGTCCGGGCCCGGTGAGGGCAGGGGTAGGCACCGGCCGGGTGAGGGGTCGGGAAGCCTGCCCGGCGAGGCTTGTGGGGGCCGTGGCGGCGGGTTGCGGGGGGGGGGTGATCTGCCGCGGGCCACGCATGGGCCCAGGACGCGGCATATTGCCCGGTGATTCACAGTGGCGAGGGGTGATCTGCTGCCGTGGTTAGGCCAGGCGTTGCCCTGGCTTGTCCTACATGATCCCACCAATCTCTAAGCAAAGTTAGCAAGTCTCTTGCGCGCCTCGCTAACCCGGGTTAGATGTTTGGACATGAAGACGCCGACGACCCGCCCGACCCTCCGCGAGATCCGCGCCGCCGCCCGTGACGCCCTCGACCGCGCCAACCACTACGGCCACGCCGCCGACGACGTTCTTGCTCACCCCGGTGACCTCGGCGCCCTGCGCACCGCCCGCGAGATCCGCGCCGCCGCCGTGGACGCCATCGCCGATGCCCACCACGTCCTCGACTGCGACGGCGCCGACGATGACCGCGCCCTCGCCGGGGCCCTGCGCAACCTCCGCGCCGCCGCCGACGTGCTCGGCGCCTGCGACGCCGCCCTCGGCCTCGGGTCGGCCGCTGAGATGGCGGTGGCGTCGTGAGCGCCTCCCGCGAGTCCCGCATCGCCCGCGCCCTGCGGGTGGTGGCCGACTTCGCCGGCCGCTCCTTCCACCCCGGGGTTGACCACGTTGACCTCGCCGCGCGGTTCCTGCTGACCGCCGCCGCCCCGATGGCGGTGTCCAGCAGCGCCGCCTTCGCGCTTGGCGGCGTCACCCGCACCAGCACGGTCCCCGGCGCCAGCGCCTACGACGCCCCCATCCTCGCCGTGGTCGAGGCCCTGTGCGGCAACCTCGCCGCGTTCGAGGGCCTGGACCGCGACCGCCGCGTCAACGTCCTGCGCTTCGCCCTGGCGTGCCTCACCTACCACACCCACCCGCGCCTCGGCTGGGGCCCGGACCGCGTGCAGATCGGCGCCGCCGCCTGGCGCGAGGTTGGCCAGGTCGCCACCGCCCACCAGCGCGCCGCCTGACCGGGCGGCCGGGGCCTGCCTCTGTCCGACTCACTGCATGGTGCCGTGGGTATCTCCAGCCGGACAGGGGCAGACCCGGGCCAACCGCAAGGCGCCCACCACCCGAGGAGACCCCATGTTTACCGCCAACGACTTCACCGCCCCGACCCCGCCACCCCGACCCGCCATGATCCTGGACGTGCTGGACGGTGACTGCACCGTCGATACCTGCACCCTCGACGCCTTCGTGGCCGCCAACGACGGGCTTGCTGACGACGAGATCGACGCCATCGCCGCGCTGGCCGTGGGCGAGGTCTACACGGGCGGTGGGGGCGCGGGCGCCCTGTGGGCCGTGCGCCGGGCGTCCAGCCCCACCCCGACCCCGCGCCGCCCCCGCGCCGCCATCCTGCCCCCCGGGGCCGACGGGCCGCACCTGCGCCACCCCGGCGCCTTGTACCTGAGCGGCAGCGACCACGAGATCAACGGCCGCACCGCCGAATCCCTCGGCGTCGCCGGGCTCGAGGTGACGGCGTGGCTCCCCTCCTACGGCACGGCGCCGACCGTCTACCGCATCGAGCGGGTCTGGGAGGACGACACCGGCCCCGACATGACCGGCCGCCAGGTCGAGGCGTGGATTGCCGCTCACCCGGACCTCGCCGCCGACATCACCGAGCACCTGTGCGACAGGGGCGCCGACGCCGACGAGCAGCGCCGCGAGCTGGGCGGGTGGCGGTGATGGCCCGGCCCTGCCTGCCCCCGCCCCCGCCCGCCCGCGACACGGTGCCGTGCGAGGCGCCGCCCGAGTCCGGTGAGGTCTCGGTCATCCCCGCCCGCGTGTCGGCCGGGATGCTCGCCGAGTGGGCCGCCCTCGAAAGCGAGCCGCCGCCGGTCGGGGTGCGCGACCTCGACGCCGCCACCCGCAACGCCACCACCTACCCCGGGAGCCGGTACTGACCATGAGCACCCCCATCGTACTCGCCCACCTCGAAGGCGACGACGCCGCCGGGGTACGCCTCGCCGCCTGCACCGGCTGCGGTGGCACCCTGGTCCGCGCCGCCGCGACCTGTGACCGCTGCCGCCTGCCGCCGACCCGGGCGCGGGTGATGGCGGTCCTGCGCGGCGCCCTGGCCCCGATGCGCCCCCGGGACGTGGTGCAGGCGACCGGCCTCCCGAGCCGGGCTGTGTGGGACGCCCTGGACGGGCTGGCCCGCCGCTGCAACCCGCCCCGCGCCACCCGCGTGGGCAATGGCCGGTACGGGGTGGCGTCGTGACCGCCCCGGCCTGTCCCCGCCCCGCTGACCCCTCTCCCGCGTCCAGCAAGATCCGAGGAATCCGATGAGCAAGCGCACTACCAAGGCCACCGCCAATCACCTGACACCGCCCGCCCCGACCGACGCTTACCTGTCGTTCCTGGCGCGCAAAGCCGCCGTGTCCCCCGCAACCGGGTTCGAGCCGTCGTTGCCCCTCAACCCCGCCCTGTTCCCGTTTCAGCGCGACGTGGTGGCGTGGGCCCTGCGCCGCGGCCGGGCCGCGCTGTTCGAGGACTGCGGCATGGGAAAGTCGCTGCAACAGCTTGAATGGGCGCGGCACGTCGTCGCCCACACCGGCAAGCCCGTGCTCATCCTGACCCCGCTGGCCGTCGCCTCTCAGACCGAACGCGAGGCCGCGCGGTTTGGCATCGACGCCGCGGTGGTCGAGGACGCCGCCGGCATCGGCGCCGCACGGGTCTACATCACCAACTACGAGAAGCTGCACAAGTTCAACGCGGCCAACTTCGGCGGGGTCGTGCTGGACGAAAGCAGCATCCTCAAGTCCTACGATGGCAAGACCCGTACGCAGATCGTCGAGTCGTTCCGCCACACCCCCTACAAGCTCGCCTGCACCGCCACCCCCGCGCCGAACGACCACGAAGAGCTGGGCAACCACGCGGAGTTCCTGGGGGTCATGTCGCGCACCGAGATGCTCGCCTCGTTCTTCTGCCACGACGGCGGCGAGACGCAGGTGTGGCGGCTCAAGGGCCACGCCGAGGGCATCTTCTGGGCGTGGGTGGCGTCGTGGGCCGTGTCGCTGCGCAGCCCCGCTGATCTCGGCTACGAGGCCGCCGGCTTCGCCCTGCCGGGGCTGGTCATGCACCGCCACCTGTTGCCGCTGGACGGGTTCAGCAACGCCCGCGGCCTGCTGTTCGAGACCGGCGACGGCTTCGGCCTGAGCGAGCGCCGCGAGGCCCGCCGCGCCAGCCTGGCCGCCCGGGTGGCGAAGGTCGCCGCCCTGGTCGCCGCCGAGCCCAGCGAGCCGTGGCTGATCTGGTGCGGTCTCAACGCCGAGGGCGACGCCATCACCAAGGCCATCGCAGACGCGGTGCAGGTGGCCGGCGCCGACTCGGCCGAGGACAAGACCGCCCGGATGCTGGGCTTCTCGGACGGCGCCGTGCGGGTGCTGGTGACCAAGGCCGGGATCGCCGGGTTCGGGATGAACTGGCAGCACTGCGCCCGCATGATCTTCGCCGGGATGGATGACTCGTACGAGTCGTTTTATCAGGCCGTGCGCCGCTGCTACCGCTTCGGCCAGGGCCGCGAGGTCCAGGTCCACATTGTCGCGAGCGAGCCCGAAGGCATCGTGATCGACAACGTGCTCCGCAAGGAGCGCGAGCACATGAAAATGCTTGGCGCGATGGCCGAGCACGCCCGCCAGGTGCAGATCGCCAACGTCCGCGGCGCCCAGCGCGAGACCGACCCCTACCGCCCCTCCGTCAAGATGACTCTTCCGGCATGGATTGCCTCCGAGGTGATGTGATGAACGTTCTCAATCAGACCATTGGTTCCAAGTTCGCGCTCTATCACGGCGACTGCGCCGACGTGCTCCGCGGCATCCCCGACGCGAGCGTGGGTTACAGCATCTTCAGCCCGCCGTTTGCCTCGCTCTACACCTACAGCAACAGCGACCGCGACATGGGCAACTGCCGCACCCACGGCGAGTTTCACGAGCACTTCGGGTTTCTGCTGCCCGAGATCCTGCGCGTGCTCAAGCCCGGCCGGTCGGTGTCGATTCACTGCATGGACCTGCCCACCAGCAAGGAGCGCGACGGGTACATCGGCCTCGTGGACTTCCGCGGCATCCTGATCCGCGCCGCGCAGGCCGCCGGGTTCATCCTGCACAGCCAGGTGACCATCTGGAAAGATCCGGTCACGGCCATGCAGCGGACCAAGGCGCTGGGGCTGCTGCACAAGCAACTGCTCAAGGACTCGACCATGAGCCGTCAGGGCATCCCCGACTACCTCGTGACCTTGCGCAAGCCAGGCGGCAACCCGGAGCCCGTGAGCCACACCGCCCGCGAGCTGCCAGTGTCGGTGTGGCAGAACTACGCCTCGCCGGTCTGGATGGACATCAACCCATCGGACACGTTGCAGTACCAGTCGGCGCGCGAGGAAGAAGACGAACGCCACATTGCCCCGCTTCAGCTTGAGGTCATCAAGCGCGGCATCGTGCTGTGGAGCAACCCGGGCGACGTGGTGCTGTCCCCCTTCACCGGCATCGGCAGCGAGGGCTACGTGGCCATCAAGAACGGCCGCCGGTTCGTCGGGGCCGAGTTGAAGAAGAGCTACTACGAGCAAGCCGGCCGCAACCTGCGCGGCGCCGAGGTCTCCGGGGAGCAGCAGGCGCTGTTCGCCGCCGACGAGGCCACGCTGTGACCTTGACCCCCGCCGACCACGCCCTCGCCCGGCAGGCCGGCGCGGCGCTGGCCGCGACCCGGTGGGCCCGGGAGCTTGCCCCGGCGTCGGTGGCGTCCGCGGCCGAGGATGCGCGCCGACAGACCAGCGTGCGCCCCGTGGACCGCCTGCCCTGGCGTGCGGCGTTCGTGGAGGCGTTTGCGGCCGAGCTGGCCCGCCTGTCCGCGCCGCTGGCACCCGGGCAGCCGATCCCCGCCCCGGCCGCCCCCGCGGGCCCGGAATGGGGCGACGCCGCCCACCGTGCCGCGGTCCTGCGCGCCTGCCACGCCGCCCGGTCGGTGCTGGGCCTGTGCCCGGACCGGCTGCGGGCGAGGGAGGCCGGCACCCACCTGTCGATCCTGGAGGGGTGGGCCCGCGACCCGGAGGTGCCGCCGTTCGCGTCGGCGCTGGCGCTGGTGGACCTGGCCGCGGTGAGCGAGGCGCACCTGCCCGACTGGGAGCGCGGGATGCTCGTTGCGGCCAGCCATGCGGCGCAGGTCGTGAGGATGCCGCGGTACATGGCCGAGGGCTACGCGGACGAGGCGGTCACGGCAGCGTGTGCGGCCTACGCGCGGGCCACCGACCCGAGTGGCAAGCGGCGTGCGGATCTGGTGGCCGAGCACGCGCGGCGGCTGGCCACGGAGGCGCCGTGACCGACCATAACCCGGCCTTTCCCGACCGGCGGCGCTACCTCGCCCGGGTGGTGCTGCTGGCCGGGACCGCCCTGCACCTCGACCTCCCCGACGCCGTGGCGGTCCAGGCCGAGCGAGACGCCGCCACCCTGCGCCGCGTCCACCGTGGCCGCGACCGCGCGCTGTGGCGCACCCGGCCCGCCACGACCTGACCCCTCACCGCACTGACACATCATCACGCGCAGCCCACCCGCTGACGCGACAGGAGACATCCATGTTCGAACCACCAACCTGCCTGCTCTGCCCCCGCCCGGTGCCCGCCGGACGGCACGCCTACTGCTCCCGCTCCTGCTGCCAGCGCGCCGTCGCTGGCCGCTGGACCGGCTGGCTCGCCCCGGACGTGCGCGAGGCTTCGCAGGCCCCGCGCCTGTGCCCGTGCGGCGCCGTGGCCCGTCAGCCGCGCGGCACCCGCGGGCACCGCCCGGCCACCTGCGCGGCCTGCTACGCCCGGCACCGCGCCGCCCAGAAGGCCACCAGCAAGGCCGCCCGCCGGGGTCGCGCCACCGAGCAGAGGGCCGCGTGATGGCCTACCAGTGCCGCAACAACGCGGGCGCCGTGCTGCACGAGGCCGCCGACATGGGCGACGCCCGCGACTGGCACGAGCGCCACCCCGACAGCGCGGCGGTGACCAAGGGCAGCGTCGTGCTCATGGTCAAGCCGAGGACCAAGGCCGGCGGGAAGATGCTGGCCGACAGGTACGCGCAGGCCCGCGGTGGTGGCATCCGATGACCTGGACGCGCCCGCGGTTGCTGCTGTCGCTGTTCGACCACAGCGGCTCGTGGGCGTATCCGTTCGAGCGCGCGGGCTGGAACGTCGTGCAAGCCGACCTGAAGCACGGCGACGACATCGGGCAATGGTCCGCGTCCACGTTGCTGGACGACCTGTTGCAGCGGTTCGACACTGTGGACGGGCTGATCGCCGCCCCGCCTTGCACGGACTTCGCGGTCAGCGGCGCGCAGTACTGGCCCGACAAGGACGCCGACGGCCGCACCGAGGCCAGCGTCCACCTCGTGCGGCAGGTGCTCCGGTGCGTGGACTACCTGCGCCCGGACTTCTGGGCGGTGGAGAACCCGGTGGGCCGCATCGGCCGGCTGGTGCCCGCCCTCGGCCCGGCGCGGCTGTCGTTCGACCCGTGGGAGTTTGCCGGGTGGACCGACCCGGACGCCGCCACCCTGGCCCGCCTCGACACCCTGCGCGCCCGTGGCCCCGGCCCGACCGCGCCGGCCGACCTGGCGCTGGTGAGGGACGTGGGCGCGTACACCAAGCGCACGCTCCTGTGGGGCTCGTTCGCGCTGCCGGTGCGGCGCCCCGTGGCCCCGGTCGCCACCAGCTCGCAAGGGTCGTGGCTGCAATCCCTCGGCGGCACCAGCGAGGCCACCAAGGCCGCCCGCAGCCTCACGCCCGTTGGCTTCGCCCGAGCCTTCGCTGCCGCCCAGACCGGGCAGGCGGTGGCGCCCACGCAGTTGGACCTGTTCGCCGAATCCGCCTGAGAGGACCGCCATGGCCGAAGCCCTGTTCAACCTCGCTGTCGCCGCCGCGATGCTCTGGCTCGCGATGGCACCCCTACCCCGCGGGCACCGCTGCCACCGTCGCGACGACTGACCCCTCCCCCAAGCAAGGCAAGGTGGCCGACATGAGCAACGACACGACACGCCACGGCGACTGGATCACGGTTCATTCCGGCCGGCGCTTCTACCCGCTGGACCCACGCGCCGAGGACATCGACATCCACGACATCGCCCACGCGCTGAGCATGGTCTGCCGATTCACCGGCCATGTCAGCCGCATGTATAGCGTGGCCGAGCACAGCATCCACGTCGCCCACCACGTCGAGGCCGAGACCGGCGACCGCGCCCTGGCCCTCTGCGGGCTGCTGCACGACGCGAGCGAGGCGTACCTGTGCGACGTGGCCCGGCCGGTCAAGAGGATGCCCGAGATGGCGGCCTACCGCGAAGCCGAGGCCCGGGTCGAGGCGGTCATCGCCGCCAAGTTTGGCCTACCTCACCCGCTGCCCGCCATCGTCAAGCACCACGACGAGCGCGCCCTGATGACCGAGAGGCGCGACCTCGTGCCCGGTGCGAGTCTGTCCGGGTGGACCGGCAACGTGGTCGAGCCGTGGCCCGAGTCGCTACGGTCGGACAGCGCGCCGCCGTGCGAGGACGTGCGCGACGCCTTCCTGGTCTACTTCGCCCGCCTGACAGGTGCGCTGTGAACGAGCCGACGGGGCGCAAGGACGACACCGACAAGCCGCGCTATTCGCTGCTGCCCGCCGGGCCGTTGGCGGCCGTCGTGGCCACGCTCGAACACGGCGCCAGGAAGTACGCGCCGGGTAACTGGGTCAAGGTGCCGGACGCCCGGACGCGCTACTTCGATGCGGCGCAACGGCACCTGTGGGCGTGGTGGGGCGGCGAGCGATTGGACCCCGACAGCGGCCTGCCTCACCTGGCCCACGCGGGTTGCTGCGTTCTGTTCTTGCTGCACTTCGATGCGGACGGGCCCGCGCCGTGACCTACCTCGTCCGCTCCCTCCTCGCCACCCTGCCCCGGTGCGCCGCCGCCGGGTGTGCCCTGCCGTCCACCGGGTACACCGGCAAGCACCCGCTCATCCCCGGGAACTACAACCGCCGCTGCTGCCCGCTGCACAGCGAGTGGACCCCGGTA